TCAGACGATCACGCCCTGGCTGCGCAGGTAGTCGTCATAGCTGCCGCTGAAGTCGGTCACGCCGTTCTCGCCCAGCTCGATGATGCGGGTAGCCAGCGAGGAAACGAATTCGCGGTCGTGGCTGACGAAGATCAGCGTGCCCGGATAGTTGTCCAGCGCCAGGTTCAGCGCCTCGATGGACTCCATGTCCAGGTGGTTGGTCGGCTCGTCCATCACCAGCACGTTGGGACGCTTGAGGATCAGCCGGCCGAACAGCATGCGGCCCTGCTCGCCGCCGGAGATCACTTTCACCGACTTCTTGATCTCGTCGTTGGAGAACAGCATGCGGCCGAGGGTGCCGCGCACCAGTTGTTCGCCGCCCTGGGTCCACTGGGCCATCCAGTCGAACAGGCTCATGTCGTCGGCGAAGTCGTCGGCATGGTCCTGGGCGAAATAGCCGACGTCGGCGCTGTCGGTCCATTTCACCTCGCCGCCGTCCACCGGCAGGTCGCCGACCAGGCAGCGCAACAGGGTGGTCTTGCCGATGCCGTTGGGGCCGATGATGGCGACGCGCTCGCCGGCCTCGACCTGCAGGCTCAGGCCCTTGAACAGCGGCTTGCCGTCATAGCCCTTGCTGATGTTTTCCACGGTCACCGCCTGGCGGTGCAGCTTCTTGTATTGCTCGAAGCGGATGAACGGGCTGACCCGGCTGGACGGCTTGACCTCTTCCAGCTGGATCTTGTCGATCTGTCGGGCGCGGCTGGTGGCCTGCTTGGCCTTGGAGGCGTTGGCCGAGAAGCGGCTGACGAAGGATTGCAGCTCGGCGATCTGCGCCTTCTTCTTGGCGTTGTCCGACAGCAGGCGCTCGCGGGCCTGTTCGGCGGCGGTCATGTACTCGTCGTAGTTGCCCGGGAACAGGCGCAGCTCGCCGTAGTCCAGGTCGGCCATGTGGGTGCAGACGCTGTTCAGGAAGTGCCGATCGTGGGAAATGATGATCATGGTGCTGTTGCGCGCGGTGAGCACGCCTTCCAGCCAGCGGATGGTGTTGATGTCCAGGTGGTTGGTCGGTTCGTCGAGCAGCAGCACGTCCGGGTCCGAGAACAGCGCCTGGGCCAGCAGTACGCGCAGCTTCCAGCCGGGAGCGACGGCGCTCATCGGGCCGAAGTGCTGCTCCAGCGGGATGCCCAGGCCGAGCAGCAGCTCGCCGGCGCGGGACTCGGCGGTGTAGCCGTCGAACTCGGCGAACTGGACTTCCAGCTCGGCCACCGCCATGCCATCTGCCTCGCTCATTTCCGGCAGGGAGTAGATGCGGTCGCGCTCGGCCTTCACCGCCCAGAGTTCCTCGTGGCCCATGATCACCGTATCGATGACGCTGAAGTCCTCGTAGGCGAACTGGTCCTGGCGCAGCTTGCCCAGGCGCACGTTGGGTTCCAGCATGACCTGGCCGGCGCTCGGCTCCAGGTCGTTGCCGAGGATCTTCATGAAGGTCGACTTGCCGCAACCGTTGGCGCCGATCAGGCCGTAGCGGTTGCCGTTGCCGAACTTGACGGAAACGTTCTCGAACAGCGGCTTGGCGCCGAACTGCATGGTGATGTTAGCTGTAGATATCAAGGCATTGTCCTGCGGGGCTTTGCGGGATGGTTACGCGCCTTCCTCTGCTTCCTGTACCAATTCCGTACCAGTTTTAACCCTGGTCTGTAGCTTCTCCAACTCGCTCCAATCCGAGGCGGAGTTCAGCCACTTGGCATAGGTCGATAGCAGCATCTGCACGCTGTGGCCTAGCTGTCCAGCGATAAACGCAGGGTTCATGCCAGCCATCAGGCACATGGTCGCGTATGTGTGGCGGGTGTCATACTGCCGGCGCCTTCGGATGGATAGAGCATCAAGCGCGGCGTGGAAGTGCTTTATGGTAACACTTGGCTCCTTGATCCACAGCCCGCCTTTGCTGGGCGGGAATACGAACGGGCTGACCGCGAACTCCGAGACTGATGCGACGCGCCTCAGGCGCGCAATCCGCTTGGCCTCTACCAGGGCATTCAATGCTCGATCATTGAGCAGCACGTCGCGCTCATGCTTGGTCTTTACGCGTTCCTCGATCCCGCGATCTATGACGATCCGGCACACATGAATACGTCGTGCCTCTTCGTCTACCTCGTCCCATCGAAGGGCGAACGCCTCTCCAGGCCGAAGACCAGTGAAGAACAGGAATTCGTACAGTGCGGCGTAGATCCTTGAGTACTTCCCAAGGGTCGCGTACAGGTGCTGGATGATGCGTTCTGCCTCGTCCCGGGTGAATGGATCTACCAGTTTCTTAGACACCCGAGGCTTCTCAAGGGGCGCCATCGGGTTCTTCTTGATCAGACCGTCCTTCACAGCGGAATCTAGGATCGTCGACAGCTTGAACATCGCGTTTCGCTTCACGCCTGGCGACGTCCACTCGATGCTGCTGATGATTCGGCGCAAGAGGGTAGGGGTGATCTGATCAAGCCGGGCTACTGCTAGATGTGGCATCCAGTATTGGTTGAGGATGCTCTTGTAGTTCTTGCGTGTCCCAAGCACGATCTCTCGGCTGTCTAGCCAGAGTTGAGCATGCTCACCGAACAGGGGGATTTGGCTGCTGACCGATTCCGCAATCGCAGACCCGGGGAAGAACTCTGCATACCGGGCTTCATCCATGATGCCCAGCTTGATTGCCTGGACTACCTGATCTCTAAGACCGGATGCAGTCTTAATCCCTTTTTGCGTCGCGGGATAGGGGAGTGTTTCGCACTTCCTTGTTCCGTTCCACATGAAGCGGATACGGATAGAGTTGCCGATGACTTCCACCCCGGTGGGCATACCCAAAGGCTTTCGAGCCATTCGTCGTATCTCCGTCGACTGTAGATTATTTTCCCGTTGACCTTGTTCCAGACGCCTTCTGGAATCTGTCCCTTTGACCGTCTGGTTTGTAGGGCGCGGTAGGTTATCCCAAGCAGCGCCGCCATGACCTGTTCGGGCACCTTGTCTTCGTACTCGATTTGCTCTGCGGTACTCATAGACAATACCTCTCCGCCCCAGCTATTGCCGGGGAGGGCATGATGGTAGGATTTAGACGCCCAGCCGGGTTAGCTCAGGGAGAGCTAGTGGCGCCCGGCTGGGTTACTTGATGAGTTCGGCTGGGACGTTGATGGTTTCGCCCAGCTTCGCTCGAACGATGGCGCGGCAGGCTGCTATTAGGTGGGTTGGACCTGCCGATGCTGCATCAGCTGGCATATCGCAGCCGCAGGCTGTGAAGAATCGCAGCGGTTCGCCATGCCAGTCGCTACCGATCCACTCGAATTCAAAGCGGTGCTTTTCAATCAGTGGTCCGCCTTGAGCCCATGAGTCCGAAGGTTCGTATCGCTCGACTTCTTCAGTAATCGAGCGAGGGCCAAAGGTGCAGCCATATTTGCAGCAGTGAATGCCGCCTCTCACGTCATAACGGTACTGTCCAATGTCATGGACAATGACCTCTTCGCCTTCAGCCATTGCAACGGCCCAATTAAGCGCTGCCCCCTCAAGATCCCAGATCTTCACTTCTACGGTTTCGCTCATTCCCCACCTCCCATAGACTTGCCGATCTCGGCGGCGGCGCGGACGATGGCTAGTCGAATGCACGTGTCCTGATAGAAGACATCGTTTTCAGCAGTTCTAAACATGACTGTCGGATTGCTCTTTGGGCTATGGATCTCCAGATTAAGCAGAACTGCCAGCCTCAGCGCGTCGCCGTCGTCGTGTCGTGGGTCCCATTGTCGCCACCGCCCAGTCTCTGCCAGGATTAACGGGATGGAGATGGAGTGGTACGGGTATGAGAACTGATAGCCCGCCGCCCGCGCCGCCAGTTCGAGTAGCTCGCGGTCGTTCATTGCGTTTCTCCTTCCAGGGCTGCGTCGATTTCAGCGTCTAGGTCTTCCTGGTTGAGTACGATGTTCTCCGGGGTCATCCCGGCGAATACGCCGCCTTGTCTGATCGTTTCGAGGTCTCGCTCTCGCAGCCACCGGTAGCGAGCGGCATCCTTCGCCATGCGCCGAATCTGCTCTGGTATGCTGACATTGCCGCCGTCTGGAGGGTCCATGTAGTAGGTGCCAGGCAGGGCGCTTGCGCACTCCTTCAAGTACTGCTCCAACAACTCGCAGTGTTTCTGCGTGTCCTTGTGGGCGCAGTTCTCCGCCTTGAGCCGAGCGCTCAGCAGATCAACCTCGGCAATCAGCTTGAGGATGGCTTGTGGATTGGCGGCGGCACGGAATGCGGAGTCTTCGCCGCCGGCTCCGGATGGATTGGCGATGTACCGCTCCGCCAATTCCTTCAGCTTGTTGATATCGGTCATGGCTTGGTTCCTTTGATGATTTCGTCAAGATCGATTGGCACATTGATGCTTTTCAGCATCTCGGCGAACTGCTTCAGTGCCCCACGCAGAACCTCGTTCTCCGCCTTGATCTGGTCTTTCTCTCGCGTCCATTCCAGCCATGCGTCAATGTCGTAGTCGCCTTTCATGCCTTGACGCAGCCTGTCGCTCTCCGCCTTGAGCTGGTCGATCTCGTCCAGCAGGGCGAGGATGGTCTTGGGGTTGGCGGCGGAATCGAACAAATCCCAAGCAGCGGAGATCGGCTCATCCTCGCTCCGCTCAATTCGGATCACGTCCTCAGCAAGCCTCCGCAGCTCTGCGTGGTCGGTCATGATCTGGTCCGCCTGCTTTACGCTTTCCAGCAGTTCGTTAAAAAGTGGCTCATCCATCACTTCACCTCTATTCCGGCTTTCTGGAGGGCTGCTAGACATTCCCTGATTCCTCGGTTGAATTCGGCAAGCTCAGGATAAGCATCAAGTGATGAGCTACCATATGGCTTTGGCGGCCTCACCCTCAGAGCCGCGCGGCTGGCTTGCCAGGCCTTGAACGCAAGGTGAGCCGAGTAGTCTTTGAAGCAGTTGCGCTCATCCTGCCATTCCGACTCAAGGCCATGCTCGCGCAGTAGCCAAGCTTCAAACTCTTCTCTCATGTCAGGCACGGTCAGGACTCCTTTGGGTGGCCACGCAGACGGTCGGCCAACTCCATCTCGGCGTAATAGGCGCTCATGCTTTCGGCATCGTTGAGGTTCAACGTTCCGTAGACATGGCGGTTATAGAATTGCGTGGTGCCTAGGCAAGGCTTCGACAGGTTCAGGGTGTAGCCGCGCTTGTCGGCCAGGAACTTAGCGACTGCGGCGGATCGGCTCATGCCTGCTTGGCAGTGAACGATGATCGGTTCATCACCACACTCGTTCACGAAGTCGTGGATCTGCTTGGCGTCAATGTGGCTGAACACCCGAAAACCATCGCTTCCCAGGTATCCGTCTACATCATCAAATTCCAGCCGCAGAACGCGCTTGTGATCGCAGGCAAAGGCATACCAGTCGCCCTTGCTGCCGATGCTGATCACGTTACTCGGCGTCTCGATCCTGCTGGCATCCACTGCGGAGAGGAATGTCACCTCTCGCCTGTTCACTGCTTGCTCCATCTGCTCAACTCCTGTCCTTTCAACTCGGTCTGCTCGTATAGGTTCTGGAAGTCCCCGACGACCCGGAAGATTCCCAGGACGAAGAGAACGATGACTATCACTGCCAATATGGTTTCGTTGTCGTTGTCCACAGTTGGTCCTCCGGGGGGGCGGATACGGTTGGGTTCGTTGGGGTTATTCGCCCGCTGCTTTGGAGATCAGGTGCATGAGCATTTCGCGCAGTTGCTCGCGCTCTAGCACCTGTCCGGTTTTCGCGTACTCGTCGGCCTGGCGCAGGATCGCGTCGATCTCGATGTTGAACATCGGCGAGAGCACGTCTGGCTCGCACTGCTCGAGCAGCAACTGGATTGCGCGGGTCGGGTGCGCCATCGTGATCCCGAGCCAGTTGTAGGCCGAGGCAGTGCGGTAGTAGCGAAGGCCGGCGATCTCATGCCGCTGAGGCGGGCGGAAGGGTTTCGTGCGCATATGCAATCCGGGTAGGTTGAGCCTACATTTTCCAGATTGCTGTATATGCGTACAGTGGTTGGCGATGGGTGGCTATGCCTGCTCCGACAGGTACTGCAACTCCCAGGTCGGGTGGAACTTCCTTGGCTTGCTTTCGCCGTCGAGCTTGATCATGAGGTGGGCGCCCTTGGCGCTTGTGATTGTCCCTCGCTCTTCGGTGCCGCGCCCTCGGTAAATGACTTGGCCGCCGCGCTTGCATGGAACGGCATAGGCCTTGCGGATGAACTCCATGCTCATTGCGTCCCTCCCTCCTGCTCGCCCAGCAGGTCGCGCAGGTCGTTCGCAATCTCAAGCATCTTCTTCGCGCGTGTCGTGGCTGCTTTCGTGCCTGCCGGAACGTTTTCGCAGTTCCAATCGGACTCTCGGCGGCACTCCCGCTCTATGCGTCGCAGCAAGTCCTCGGCGACCGGCACATGACCATCCGGGACCATGTAGAGTGCCTTGGTCCTGCGCTCGGTTCTCTCCCTTGATACATGCCCGCAACGACCAGCGAGCGATCGACTGATCCCTAATTCGCTGATGAACCCGACGAGGGACAGCTTATCAGCCATTGCCGTTCTCCTTGCCCTGGTTGAGCAGGACGCGAAGGTCTGCCGTTATCCGGTAGCATTCAGTCGGGAACGAGGTAGACCAGGCGCATGCGCAGTACTCTTCTGGGCCGCGGCATGGCTCGTTCATCACCTGCTTGGCGATCAGTCCATGGCGTTCAGCGCTTTCCTGTATGCCTGCCCCATCGAAGCTTCCGCCATCGAGGGCTCCGCAGATGATCTCGCGCGCGAACTTGGCCATCCCCTGCACAAGCCCCTCGCTGACCGTCATACCGTTGATGCGCGCCAGTTCGTCGAGGCAGGCGTTCCAGCCGCTATTACGATTTAGCCCTGGGACGCCGGCATTTAGAAGCTTCCGCTCCGGCACAACCACCACCCTTGCGCGCAGTGTCGCGAGTTCGGCGCGAAGCTCCTCGATCTCCATCTCCATGCCGCCGCACTGCTGGCGGGCAGCATCTCCCTTTGCCGCTGCGTCCTCGGCCATGGCTAGTTTGGCGACTAGGGCGTCGTAGTCGGAGGCCAGGACGACCTCATACCCCATTACTGCCTGCTCGCCCTGGGTCAAAGAGCGCATGCTCGGCACGTCGAACCGCTTCACCTCACTCATGACCTACCTCCTTGCTGGCTGCTCGGCGCTTCTTCATGATCTCTGCTACGCCGTCGGGGTACGTGATAGCCACGGCCCCGGCTGCGAGAGCTGCTGACTTCTTCGACAGGCAGATATCGAAGTGCTCCTTGATGGTCCCGGCATGCTGAATCCACTTCCGCTGAACACCGATCTTGTCTGCCATTGCGAGCAGTTCCTCGGTCGTGTCCGCGAGCATGTGACACATCTTCATGCGGCCAAAGGTTGCGTTCATGTCGTCGACGTAAACGGCCATCACACCCCCTCCTTGCCGGGCGCGGCGGCCTTCCGAAGTGCGGCGTTCAATGCTCTTTCCATCGATTTGAACGGGGACTCGCCCGGTCGGAAAGCGTCAAGGGCAGCCACGATCATTTCGCCAGTAACCTTCAGCACGCTGTGCTGAGCCGAGCTGCCGGGCGCGGCGATAAACTTCCCATCTTCAAACGCCGTAGCCAATTCGGTCGCTACCCGCTGACACTGCTTCAAGTGGCCGACGAACAGTTCACGCGTTCCATCCCCCGCACGCACGCAGTATGGCCAGAAACCCTTCCCAGTTTTTTCTACGCGGTACCGCTCAAGCCCGAACACCTCCGGCACAACATCCGCCCTTGCGCGCAGTGCTGCGACTTCCTGCCTTAGCGCCTGGGCCTCGGCGGCTAGGGCGTCGTAGTCTGCATATCTGACGTACTCCCCGTGCTCATCCTCAGTAACCCCCCAGGTGTATTCGTTGAACCGCTCCACCTCACTCATGATCTACCTCCTTGCCGGGCGCGGTCCAGGCGCTCGATCTCGGCCAGGATCAAGGCGCCGGCACGCACGTAGTTGGAACGCGCGTCTCTCGGCTTCCACCACTTCGTCACGAACGGCCAGATGGCGGGCGCTTCGTCATTGGCTCCGTTGAGGATGTATGCCGCTGCGGCGCGCGGAAGTTCGGCGGCGCAATAGAGGTCGTCGTGCTCCGGCGTCCAGCCCTCGGCGGTGATCTGCCGGCGGCGCTCTGCCTGCACGTCGATCCATGCCTGCGGCACCGAGTTGCCGGGCACGTCGGCGAGTATGGAAAGCAGTTGGCGCTCAGCCGTAATTCGGGTGTCGTGGTCCTTGTCGCTCATCATGTTGAGAAGCGGCTCAATCGGAACCAGCTTCCAGCCCTCCGGCACGCTGTGCTGAGCCGAGTTGCCGGGCGCGGCGGCGAGCAGTTTTCGCGCAATTGCTTGAGCATGCTGTTCGCGCACGATACAGTAGCCATGCTCGTCGCCTTGTTCCGAGTGCTCAGCATTATCGGCAAAAATCTGCAAGATCATGTCGTCATCCGGCACGCTGTGCTGAGCCTTGGCGACCGCTAGCGCCTCGTTGAGCCGGAACCCTTCGTGCACCCAGTCCGTCAACTTCCCTTCCAGCTCCGCGACCCTGGCCAGGGCGACTTCCAGCCGCTTAGCGTTTTCGTCGCGCTCGTACATCACTTTCATGCACTTTTCGAAGCTGCCAACAGGGTCACCTTTGGACTCACTCAGGCGCTCGACTTCGACCAGGGCGGCGTCGCGCTCTTTACGCATTTCATCCCAGTCCGCGAGGCGCTGCTCTGCCTGCTCTGCCCACGAATCGCGATCCGCCCGCAGCTCCCCGACGATGCGGTCGTGCTGTTCGAATAGGTCAGCGGCTTTCTCGGCGTACTCGACGATGGAAACGTCGCACCCTGTATCGCGGCCTTCGGCATCCTCGAAGCGCAGATCAACGTTGTCGCCGTCGATGTCTTCAGCGTCCATAGCGCCGATGTTGCGCAGGACGAACGCGACTTCTGCTACCTCCGGCCGCTCCTCTTCCCCTACCAGGTCGGTCCCCCACTTCGCTACAGGCACTTCGAACCGGTCGTTGGCTACATCAATGGCGGCACGCAGGGTTGGGGCCGGAGAGGGTTGAGTCTGCGCTGGGGAGGGTTGCGCCAGGGCGGCGCGGGCCATCCACCCCTTCTTGTTTTCCCGTATGGAGTGGTGGTTTTCGTTCAGATCATACTTGTCTTCAATTCCATACTCCTTGCAGGCCCAGGCTAGGAACTTCTCCAGCTCATCCCCGCCTGCCTGCTCTACCGGTGCCTTGTTCAGTTCCTTGCTCACAATCCCTTCTCCTGCCGCTCAATAGCAGCGATGAATTCGACAATCTCTGTGCTGAGGTCCATGGCGCCAATGCTGTTGTGGACCCCGACGTAGCGGTTTGCGCGCTTCAGAAGGAGCACCGCTGTGCGCAGGCCGGAGTCACGCTTGGTCTTCGCCTTGACTTCCATCATCCACCTCCGGGTAGACCTGAACGCCCTCGGCGCCCTGGGCCTGGTTGATCGCTATCTGCCTCACCGCTCTCGCGAATAGCAGAATGTCGTCTGGGGTCATGAGCTGGCTTTCTTCGGGCCAGCCGGTGACCGTCACACCGCCAGGGCGGTGATGCGCTGTTAGCTGGTGCATGGGGTTATTCCTGTTCGGTCAGGGATGGCAGACTTCGACGACGCGGTGATAGTCGCCACGGAAGGGCATGGCCTTGTAGCCCTGGTTCATGGGGTAGATTCCCCAGGACTGGCGAGAGCAGGCCGCCATCATCGCCGCGTACTTGATGACCTCGATGACGTCTTTCTTGATGTACATGACATGGCCCTCATGCACCCATCGCCGACTTGATCTGTGCCGAGTGACTGCGGCTGACGGGAATCCAGTTCTCGGTTCCGAGCAGCAGCACTTCGCCGGCCTGGGTGTCGTCGGGCCGGCGCTTGAACATGCTGATCAGCGACCGGCGAACCAGGGCCTTACGGTGGGTGCGGATGAACTCGTCGGAGAACTCTGTTTCCAGTTCCCTGATCGTGTCGCGCAGCAGCAGGAACCCATCCGCGTAGTACGCGATGACGTACTTATCCTCGGCGACGAAGTGGGTGATCTGCTCAACTGGGATTTCCTTGGAATGTTTGCCGCATGTGGCTTTGAGTACGGTTCTCATGCTGCCACCCCCAGCACCTTCTCCATGCGCTCCTCGAGCAGTTCGTAGAAGGTCTTTACTCGCTCGGACAGCTTGCGTATGTAGGCCTCATCACGGTGGACGCGCACCATGCAAAGTGGCATGCCTGGCCAGTAGCCGAGGAAGTCGATCCACTCGCGCTCCGAAACCCAAAGGCCTCCATAGCACTGAGCCGCGTGCTCGGAAGGCAGCTCGCCTGCGATGATCACGCTCACCAGCTTTTCCGGTACCTTGGTTTTCACCTCTATCAGGCCGTTGTCGCCGACCAGCCCATCCGGCGAATAGCCGATCCCGTGGTTCAGAATGATCCCGGCCTGCTGGATCTGATCTGGCTCGGCATCTGTGCGCAGGCAGTACAAGTCGCGCACAACCGGCTCAAGCTTGTGACCCCTGGCGCTGCTACCGTTACCACGCCATGGCTCGGCCTCTGCTCCGGTGATCCGCTCACCAATTAGACGGTCCATGTAAGTGAAGGCGCCAACGCCGAACCCTGCCTGGCCTTTGCCGTTAACCATCAACACGTCCAGTTCGGAGCAGGTTGCGATTCCAAGACGCGCGTCAAGCCACTCCTGGGAGCCCTGCTCCAGGTCCTTGAAGATCTGCATGATTCACTCCTGGGAGCGCTTGGCGCGCTCGCGAGCCTTGGTAAGCCGTGCCAGTGCCGCATCGAAGTCGGCGGATGGGACACCCTCAGCAGAGCCGTACATAGCATCGAAGGCTTCTTGCGTGTCCTGAAGGCATTGGGAGAGAAGGGTTTTCAGTTGCTGCGCCTGAGCTTGGGTAATGAGCTTCTTTGGCGGCACAGCCGCGTTGCCGTCGTCGTCCTCGCCGCGAGTGGTGATGTTCAGCAGTGCGGACAGCACGTAACGCTTGCCGTAGCTGACCGATGATCCAAGAGACTGAACGGCGTTCTTGCTGCCACTTGTGTCTAGCGGAACGAGCATCGTCGTCTGCTCTCGGTGTCCGGCGCAGTGCATCAGAATTCCAGTAACCGAAACGCCAGTCTGAACAGTCTCGACGCGGAAGCTCACTGCGAAACCGAACCGCTGCATGATCGGCTTCACGATGTCGTTGATGTCTTCGAAGGTCGCGTAGTTGCTGCGCTTTTGGCCGTTGACGGTGATAGCGCCACGCTCGGCAATGCTCGGCAATTCGCTTTGCATGGCGGCCATGGATGCGTTGAACTCAGCCTCTGCGCTGCGGGACTGCATCCGTTCGTGCATGGCCATAAGCCGCTCCATCTTCTCGATGTCGCACGCAGGGTCAGCAGCGGCACGCTGGATCACTTGAAGGATTGTTGCCGACTCACCAGCTTGGATTACGGCAGCACCTTCCTGCCGCTGTGCAATGGAGTTGCTCATGATGGGCCTCAGTAGTTGATTGTGATGTGAGGAACCTTGCGCTGAGCGATCAGTGTGATCGCCTGCTTGGCGCATTCCTCGGGCATGCCGCCGGCGATCAGGGCCGCCAGGGCTTCGTTGTTGATGGCTTTCTTGTGGGCCTTGTCGGCTTCTCGGGCTGCTGCCTCGCGCTCGATCCTGGCTTGCTCGTCTGCCTGCCGTTGGCGCTCTGCGGCAGCGGCTTCTTCGGCGCGCCGCTGTGCATCACGCTCAGCCTGCTCGGCGCGTTGCTGTGCTTCCAACTTCTCGCGCTCCGCCTTCTCGGCAGCGAGTCGCAGTTCCAGTTCCCGGCGCTCGGCGGCAGCCTTTGCCTCGGTTTCGCGGCGAGCGGCGGCTTCGCGTTCTTCCTGGGCGCGTCGTTCCGCTGCAAGGCGCTCGGCCTCGGCTGCTTCGCGGGCAATGCGTTCCTCGCGCTCTTTCTGCTCGCGAGCAGCAGCTTCGGCGCGCAGTCGCTCCAGTTCGGCCTGCTCGGCTTCATACTTCTCGCGTGCAACGAGGGCTTCGCGCAGCGCGGCCAGGGCCTTGTCCTTGGTACGGGCGGCCTCGGTTTCGAACTCTCCCCAGTCCTCGCCAATCAAGAGACCTTCCAGCCATTCAATGTTGGCTTTCAACTCGGTCGAATCTAGGTCGCGGCATTCAAGACGCAGGTTGATCTGATCGATGCCGGCCTGGTGCTTGGCCTTGCGCATTTCCTCGCGCTGCTCCCACTCCGTTAGCGGCTGGCGTACCTCCGCCTGCCAGGAGTCCAGAAGGTCACGCATGCGCTTACGCTCGGCATCGACCTTCTTGGGCACTTCCTTCAGCTCGGCGACCAGTTCCTTGCCTACATTGTCCAGCGCCGTCTTAGAGCGGGCGACCTTGTAGGCGATGGAGGCGATGGCATCGCGGCCCTTGCGGGTTGAAACGTCCGGCACGAAGCCGTCGATTTCCTCGCGAATCTTGGCCAGGAACGGGTCAAGGCCATTGGCTGCCGAGTAGACTTGCAGAGCGGTTTCTTTGGCTGGTACTTCGACCAGTTGGTTTTCTGCGGACATGAATGATCCTCGCCGCGCATGCGCAGCCAGTGAAGGGAGGGGTTATTGGCCAGTGGCCGTAGATTCTGCGGTGATGATCCCGCCCCAGATCGGGCCGGCTGCGAGAATGAACAGGTACAGCAGGCCGCCGAAGAGGCTGCCTAGCCAGATTGCTGTGCGTCTGGTGTTCATAGCCCTGCCACCTCAACAAACGCCACGGCGAACATGAACACGCTGCCCACAAAAAAGCCGCCGAAGATCAGGACTTGGGCGGCCTCTTTCAGGTCTATGGTGATGGTCATGGCGTGCTCTCCATTGCTTCATCAACAGCTTTGTCTACGGCCTTCCCGAAAAGCCAGTTAGACACCTGATCGCCACAGTCATCGGTAAGCGACACCATCGGATAGACCCCGTCTGCGTCCGCCGACTTGTCCCGCAACCACCGATAGCGCTTAGCATCAGCCTCAGCAGCGCGCAGGCGAGCGATCAGGCCAAGTATCTCCTCTGCTGGAGTGTTGATATTTACATCCGTCAACACTGGCTCGTTACAGCAGACTTCCTCGCGCGCGCTCATGTATTCGGCCCCGGATTTGAAATTGCCACAACAGACGAATGCCCTCTTGTGGCAGTACTCTTCCAACTCCGCCAATTGCTCATCACTGATCGATTGCACGATAGGGGTTGTCATTTCCCTTCCTCCTGGCGGCGGTAGCCGGCGTCAAATAGCGCGTAAAGCGTAGGGTACTGATATGGAACTCCTTGAATTGACATAGCCATATCACCGACTGCCTTCTCCCGCTCCTCGGCGGCGATCTGCTCAGGGGTTCGGAGCGGGCGGAAAGCAGGAAGAGATCCGAATTTCAAAACGGCATATGACCCGTACTGCCCCTTTCTTTTGCCTTCGCACCAACGGAATACGACACGGCCCTCGTCGTGAGCGAGTATCTTGGCTCGAAAGTACGCAATATCGGCGCCGTCCCAGATGGCCTCGGCCTCAATGCCAATCGGAGGAAAGCCTTGGCCGTCCCATGAGGTAGGCACAAGCCGCGGAACGGAATCTTCAATGAGGGACTTGCCTTCTTCTGGGTTGCAATACCTCATCCAAAAGGGAGGGCAGAAGTACATCGGTATCTCGCCATCCTTCAGCCACGGGTAGGCGAGTTTTTGGTTGTAGTGCGTCGCACCCTCTGGTGCCTTGTTCCAGTCAATGCTCATACTCGTCTCTCCCTAACCAGTCGTTCAGCGTTCTCGATCAGCGTTGCTTCGAATGCGCGGAACCAGATGCGTTGTGCCAGTTCCAGGTCGCCTCGGCGCACTGCAAGCAGTAGCTGAGTCATCGGGCACTCTTTGCTGTCGACCTCGGCAAGCCACTCAAGCACGAATCCGGCGAATCCGTAGACCGTAAACTCAGGGCCGATAAAGGGCCTTTCTTTCCGATCATGGAACGGCACGCAATCACCGTCCTCGCAGTTCAACAGCTTGCCGACTTGCTCAGTGACATACTCGCGGTCGCCGTTATCGTCTGGCGGCAGCGCGTTGTCCCAGCGCTCCTGGGCGTATTTCAATGCAGTGTTCATTTCTCACCTCAGTCGGTGTAGGCGATGTACTTGAACTGGCCTTTCTCTTCGTTGAAGTACTCGAAGCGGCCGCCAAACGTCCCGATCACGGCTTTTTCAACCTCGGCGCGCGAAGTGCCGATGGGGAAAACTCCCTTCTTGATCATTGACGCGCCCGAATGCGGTTCCCATGTCCAGTCGATTTTGGTTGGGTCAAGCACCCGAGGCTTGCTTTCGAGGAAAGCCCCATATCCACCAATGTCTAGGATGATCGTGTGAATCTCGCGCACACAGAGCGGATCGTCCGCCGCGCGCCAACCGCAGTCAGGACAGCACATGTCCGCGCTCGTATGCGCTGCACACGGAGGGCTAATATGGCAACTGCAATTCTCGACCCTCTCCAGCTCAATCACTCCCTCGCAGCCGCCGCGGTTGCAGATGGAGCCTTCCTCGTATCCGAGTTCTTTCATGTCTCACCTCGCGTTCGCGTGCATGCGGCAGCGTTCCGAATCGCTGTCGTCATACAGGCGAAAAAATGCCCGGACTTGCCGGGCTAATGAGCGGTAGGGTGGGGATGGCCGGAGTTTCACCGGCGGCTTAATTGGTCACTGCCAATAAGCTATTACCGCTATTCGCATGCGATACTTATCCCCATTGAAGGGTGGCGTCCTTGCCGGGGAAGTCAGCGGGCTCTGCGAACCTTGAAGCAGAGCATTGCCTCAGCGCTGTCAAAGACCTCTTCAAGATCCTTGAATGCCTTGTACTTGGCCTTGCTCCGGGTTTCGGCGTAAACCCTGTGTACGTAGTGGCGTGCGTCTCCGATCAGGTAATCGACCTGAAACCAGTCGAAGTCACCAGTCAGAACCTCCCATTCTTTGAGCGGCATCTGGCGAGCCATCCCCAGGTACTCAACATCATGAGTTGGGTGGTAGTTGTTTACTGCCTTGGTTGGGTCGGAGTCCAGCGCAACGCCGATGTAATTGCCGCGATCCTCAAGAATGATCCCGGGCTGACCGCAGGCGATCACCATGCGGCCAATGTGCGCTGGCACTCCGTATTGCTGGCAAACGTACTCCAGCGGCTGTCCGTATGACATCTCGCCTCCAGTGTGTATGCGCCAGGGCGCGGTTAGGCGGTTGGTTTGACTGGTCGAACTGAAACAACAACCCAAGCATCATTTCCAATAACAAATACACAGGAAGCTTCTTCGTAGGGGCCGTCGTAGAGGTTGCCGTCCGAACCTTCTTGCCCGAAATCGATCTTACCGTTCATATCGGCGATTCCATCCCAAAGCGGGCCAGTAGTCAGCGCATGCGATGCCCATTCCGGGGCGCTCTTCCAGTCGATATTTACGCTGTTCTCCAGCGGAAGCTCTGGACTCGGCATCCAGTATTTGACCTTGTAACATTTGCTTTCGCCTTTACGTTGGCACCATGCGCCTAACCATTCGCCTTCTCCCTCGTAAGTTGCTCCTTCTATTTCATATCGCCCACATACCGGGATCATGATCAGGCATTTGTCGCCAACGTTTGGTAGATGATCACTACACTTGATCCACTCACTCATCTATCACCTCACCAATAAATAGTCAGAAACAGAACAACGAACAGCGCTGCGAACTCAAAAAGGGTTGGCATGGATTCCTCTCTTGCCCGGGGGCTGGACTACTGAAGGATGAGAATCTTGCGGACGGGGCGGACACGGAAGACGTCGCCCTCGCCGCTGATGCCTGTGAGGCCGTCGAGGAAGTACGTGCCGAAGGCGCCGTCGGCGGAGTACTGCGAACTCGACCAATACCAACGATCTGCGAAACCAGACAGCTCGCCTGCTTGCTTGGCGGAGAACAGGAGAGCCAGTTCTAGAACAGAGGGAATGAATACGCCTTCTCCGATCTCCATAGCTTGCTTGGCAATCGGGCTTCCAGCTTCAGCCATGGCGACCGTGTTCGAAGCTCCGTCTCGATAGCTGACGGTGCCGTCCACGTCCTGGCCATACTCGCCCCATTCTCCAGTGAACTCGGCGCTTTTGCCGAGATCGACGTAGGCGTATTCCTTGCCATTGAGCCAATGGCGGGCAAAGAAAGTTCCATCAGCCAGGGGCTGGCCGATTTCGGGAAGATCATTCTGGTGAATCGAATCTTGAATGGTGGTCATGGTTGATTTCCTTGTAGGGTTATGCGTGGTGACTGTATGGGGGAGTGGTCTGGCCGGTGCTGATCTCCGGCTCAGGGTGACCGCCTGCCTGACAGTTCAATGCCTGGCTCAAACACCCAGCTTGTTTGAAACGCGTCCGCGCATCAGCCTGCGCATTCAGACCACTCTCCGATACAGCCTGGCGATGGGGAGCCAGGTGGATCGGGCCTGCGTTGGGGAACCCGGCAGGCGCGGGTGAAGCCCTGCTACAGGCAGGGCGGCGGGTTAACGCATGCGCTTCATGTTCGGGACAGGCTTCAGCGAACGAACCTCTGCGCGTAGTTCGTTGATGGTTTCGCTCAGCTTCATGATCAGCGCTTCGGCGGTTGGCGTTTCGCTGCGAGAAACAATGCCCGCCATCATTGCCAGTTCAGCAGTGTCGAGGCCGCGCAGATGCTTCAGCTTGTCCAGCAGCGCGAAGTCGTTCATGTCCTTTCCTTGGTTGGTTGATTCATCGCCTCGGCGATCTTGTCTGCTGGGACTACGCACACGGTGGCGGAACACTCGTCGCAGCCCAGCACGAACAGGCAAGTCACCTCACTGGTCTTCAGGCGCCCGTTCTGGACGCCGGAATACGTCACGTTGTTGGTCATCCATGTGAGTGATTTTCCGCCGCACTCGCGGCATACCTTCGGATGCTTCATCGCCTTTCCTCGGTGATGCCCCGGCGAACCGGGGCTAGTGCTACTAAAGGGTGTCGAGGTAAACCGCGTCCGACGGATAGAAGCTCTCGCCGAAACCATCCGTGTACGTGACGTGAACCTGATCTGCCGTCCGAAATGTTTCGGCTACCTCTCTGGCCAGGTCGTCGTCGTTGCTGCGGATAACGTCGCCGGGCTCAAGATTCCCAGCTTCCTTTCCAGTGATATTTCGCATCGTCTTGCCCTCCAGGGCGTGTTGACTTCTTCGATGCCCCTCTTGCGAAGGGCATCTGAGAAATCGGGGTGTTTCTTCTTGCACAGGCTGCGGTCGCTTACCCGCGAGGTTTTCACGATTGCCCGGGAGCGTGCCTCGGTCGGCTATTCATCGTTACTGCCCTCAATCTCGCTTGAGTGGCCTGTGCCCGGCACGGAATGTTGTCCGCTGCCGCCTACCGTTGCGCGGTAGGTCCGCTGGCTATGCATCGGCCAGCTCGGCGTCCATCTGGTTGTTAAAGAGCGGTCGGCTCGGTGGCCTGGCGCTGCGGTGTTCTGCGGCGTTGAGGTGAAATTTAGAAAACTAAACGATTAAGGTCAAGGGATTTTTTTAGAAATCTAAACTTTTGGGTTGGGCGGGCACAAAAAAGCCCGCGCTAGGCGGGCTCTGTCCCTCTGGTTAGGGGTGTTACCGTGTGAGCATCTCGCGAAGCTTCACACCATCAGCGATGCTCACGACCTTGGCCACTACGCCTCCTTGGGGGAGGAGTCCGTACTTCGATGGCGCTTGCCAAGTGACGGTTGAACTGAGGAAGTAGTCGCCTGGCGGGATGTCCGTGAATGTGAAGTTTCCGTTCCCATCCGCCACCGTAGTGATGGACCCCTGTCCTGATCGAGGATCTGGCGCCTCAAGCGCTTGTCCTCCTATATAGTTCACTTCGTACCACTGTTTCGAATAGGACGTAACGGGGACTAGGTAAACTGTGCTCCCTGCACCGAATTTCACATCTCCACCAACGGTCCTCATAAAGACCTGGCCAGTCAATGTGCCAGTCCCTTTTGTCGGAAGAGCGGCAAATTCAGCAGCAGGGAATGGAATTCTCGGGACCGGCGTTTGTTGAGATACGGCACAACCTGACAGCATGATAATTATTGCTGCTATGGCGATTAAACGCATGAAACCTCCTTGATTATCAAAAAGCCCGAGTGCCGGTCGGCACCTGACTACATCGCGCCGCCACGCCAAACGATACGACCGATAATGTCTACGCCGCGCATACCATCATCAGTGACAGGCTGGTCTGGGTATCGATTTTTGTCCTGGTTATCCGACCGAATTAGCCATCCTCCCGATATCTCACGGATAAGGCGCTTGAAGATCACCTCTTGGTCGGCATCATACAGGGCGAACATTTTCCCATTCGTCGGCTCCTTGCAGGAAACATCTATCAGGACGACCTCTCCGTCGGAGAGGGTTGGCCAGTTGCTATCTCCCTGGTTGTAGGCTGCGCGAAGATTTTCAGCCCTTAGCCCCATCCGTCGAAGCCAGTCGCGCTTAAATGCCAACCCGCCCTTGACCTCAACATGATCGTTTAGGTAGCCATTTCCTGACGAACCCTTAGCAGTGAGCTGGGGAATAAGCGCGTAGTCGGCCTCTGAAGGAGACCCTTCATGTGAGGGCAGATCCTTTTCTCCCTTCCCAGTTTCCAGCCATGAGGCGCTGCATTGAAGCACCTTGGCCAAGGCAATCAGGTTCTTCCCTCTGGCCTTGTTGGTGCCATTGGTCCAGTGGGAGAGGGTCCCCTTGGAGACCTTGATCTCTCTGGAGATGTCCGAGGCGCTGATGCCTAAGGCATCCATGCGCTGATTGAGTCTGTCTGAAAAGTCCATGTTTAGGATTCTAAATCCTTGTTGGTTTAGATAACTTGCACACGGCTGTTTATTTTTCTAAACTCCAGCAAAACCATGGAGGCAGCCGTATGAATTACGAACAGGCGCTCACCCACTTCGGAACAGGGCGAGCGATTGCAAAGGCCCTAGGCGTAAGCCCTGGGCGAATTTCTCAGTGCAAATCGGAAGGTGGGTTTTCCTATCAGCATCAGTGCGTCCTGGAGAAGGCATCCTCTGGCGCGCTTCAGGCCCGTGAAGAAGACGAGCCTCAGCGGATGGCGTCTTGACCATGACAGCCAGCCAATTAAACGCCGAGCGTGATGCAAGGGCACGGGAGTTCGAATCCCTGATCCTCAACCGACTTTTGTCGGTGGGTCAGAAGACCGTCGCTGACGCAATCGGCGTGAGCGAATCGACTGTGAGCCGCTGGAAAGAGGGCGAGATAGAGCGGTGGTGCAAGGTGCTTGCGCTGCTGGAGCTACAGGTCGTCCCGATGTCGGCTCAGTGCCATCCATCCGAGTACATCCAGGCGCTCAAGACACTGGCCGAGCTTGGCCTTCAGGCCGAGAAGAAGCGGCCTGGTCCGTTGGGGTGGGATTGATGCGCAAGCGCCTCACGAATACCGACTACGCCGCAATGGCTAACGCTGCTGAAGAGCTGGCGGGTATGGGTTCGAGTGAGTGGAGGCGCAGATACAACAAAGCCCTGAGGGACTACTACAGGGCTTTGTCGGTGCGTGGATCGGTGGCAGCCGAATCACGCTTGGGAAAACACAACTCACAGGAAGCATAACCCATGAGTTACGGGTTTATCTACTGCCTGGGCAATCAGGCTATGCCGGGGATCTACAAGATCGGCATGACAGAACGGGCTCCGACTCAGCGCTGTATTGAGCTTTCAAATGCTACGGCGGCGCCTCTTCCTTTCGACCTTCTGTTTTACGGCGAGGTGGAAGACCCGCGTGAAGTGGAACGCAAGATCCACGAACAGTTCGATCTCGAACGGCTCTCCTGTAGTCGCGAATTCTTCCGCGGCCGCGCCCTGACCTACAAGCTGGCAATTGAAGAGTGGTGCAGCTCGATAGCTGTTACCAGCGACGGCGATTATTACCTGTCCGTCGAAGATTTGTTGGATCAGCTGGAGGCATGCGCGGATGACGAAGGGCGCGTCGAGGTCTTCATGCGCTACGCCTCCCTGGATGGAATTCGCATGTGGGCCGAGGGTGGAAACGTGCGATTCAGCGTGCCAAATCTCGACATGATCCCGCGCTGGATTCTGGCGGCATCGTCTATCTGCAAAGGAGTGCTTTTGCAGCATCTGCCGACTGAACACCCGATCAAGTCCAGCCGCGCTATTTCCCTGATTGCCGCGGAGGATAGCTGGTGAGCACGATAATCATGACCCAGTGCTGGCCTCTCCAAGGCATGAGCGCGCCGCAGAAGTCCGTTCTGATCAGCCTGGCCGACAACGCGAACGACGATGGCGTTTGCTGGCCTTCTGTGGCCCGTATCTCTGAGCGAACCTGCCTCTCTGAGCGCGCTGTGCGTAATGCAATTCGCTGGCTGGAGGATGCCAAGATCATCGTCAGCCACCAGCGAAACGGACGCTCGACCTGGTACACCGTTAACCCCGCTTCATATAACCCCGGCACTACGTGCCCCCCGGCACCAGATGCCGGCCCACCCCGGCACGACGTGCCGACCACCCCGGCACCAGATGCCCCCAGAACCGTAAGGGAACCGTCAATTGAACCGTTATCTGATGTCGACGCTCCCGCGCCGACCAAGATGGCTGATTACCGAATCCCCTACGAACAAATCCGAGAGACCTACAACCGAGTGCTCGGTGGAAAGCTGCAGCGTTGCCTTGGCCTGAGCGAGACCCACAAGAAACACATTCGCGGAGCATACAACCTCTGCCTAGATGGCCGGTTTGTTGTGCGAGAAGGCGGCATGGCCTTCTGGGAAGGGCTGTTCAACGATGTTTTGGATTGCCCCTTCATGCTGGGCAACAACAACCGGGGGTGGCGTGCTGACTTCGAGTTCTTGACAACCGCCAGCAAGATCCAGCGCTTCATGGAGGGCAAGTACGATGCCGCATGAGCGTCCTCTTGTGGCTATGGAGGCCGAGCAGAGTGTACTTGGCGCTCTGATGAAGAAACCGGATCTGTGTGAGGTTGTTGGAGCGTTTCTCTCGCCTACGGACTTCAGCCATGCCGACAACTCGGTGATCTATAGCCTTATCCTTGCCTGCCATTCGAAGGCAATCGTCCCTGACCCGTTGTCTCTGGCCGAGGTTAGGTCGGAACTGCCGAGCGGGGCCTTTACACTCGCTTACGCCAATGATCTATGGCGTGAAGTTGCCAGCACAGCTAGCGCCGAAAACTTCGCCAGGATCGTCGTTGAGCGTGCAAAGGCCAGGGAACTGTACGAAGCGGGCGAGCGGATCATGAACATCGCCCTTCAGAGAGGGAAAATCCCGGACCAGGTGGCTGAAGCACAGAGCATCGTTCTTGATCTCAACGCCCAGGACGATACTCCTGACGTGGTGACACTGCGCGAGGCAATGCTCCCAGTCTTCGACGAAATGGAGGTTCGCTGGAAGGGAAATCAGTCGGTAGGACTGAAGTTCAACCTGCCTGACCTCGATGCCGTCATTCAGGGATTGCGTCCCGGAAACCTGGCGATCATCGCTGGCCGCCCTGGCACGGGTAAGACTGTTCTCGGCGTGGGGATTGCTGACGAAATTGCCGTTCGCAACCGGGGCGCCGCATTGATCTTCTCTTTGGAGATGTCCCAGGCCGAACTTGCAAAGCGCTCGCTAGCATCGCTTTCTGGTGTTTCGCAAGCGGCGATCGACTCAGGCAAGGCCCTGGAGTGCCAGGACTCTATTGCACGCATGACTGCCGCTGTGGACCAGGTCTCCAAGGGGGATGTGCGAATTTGCGACAAGGGAGGGCTGACCTTCAGTCGGATCTGCTCCATCGCCCGATTCCAACATCGTGCAAAGCCGCTGAGCCTGATCGTCATCGACTATCTCGGTCTCATCACCTCCGATCCGAATCACCGTCATCAGAACCGCAACCAAGAGCTTGGCGCCATAAGCCGAGGGCTCAAGGCTCTCGCCAAAGAGCTTGGAATTCCAATTGTCGCGCTTGCTCAGCTCAATCGGAGCATCGAAACCCGGGCCGACGCCAAGCCAAAAATGAGTGACCTGCGCGACTCCGGCGAGATCGAGCAAGACGCCGACGTGATCATCATGGCTCACCGGGATATGAGCACCCAGCGTGGACAGAACGGGATCACCGAGTTGGATGTAGTGAAGTGTCGCCACGCAAAACCGGGCTTCTGCCTGTTGCAGTTCCAGGGCGAGTTCGCGCGGTTCGTCAGTTGCGCACAGGACCGTGAAGAGCAGCAGGAGCAGCAAGTTCGCCCGCAACGTCCTTCTGCCCGATCCATGGTCGCCGACTTCAAGCCGCGGGGTGCTCAGTGATGAAACGCTCTTGGACCGTAATCGTAGGCGCCAAGCGCTTCACGATGATTCTGATGGAGGACTGCGACCCGCTCGCGGTCGTGAAGAGCATTTGGCCGCAGGGGAGGGTTGAGGCATGAAGACCTTCGAACTGATCCGCATGGAAGGCCTGCGCACCTACGGTCGCCAGATTGAGGCCAATACCTGGCGCGAAGCCGAGATGCAATGCCGCGACGGCGAGATCGTAAACGGCGAACTGATCGGTGTGTACGACTGTGACCCGGTAACTGAGGCCGTCTGCACTGCGCGCAATGACGTGATGATTGATAGCTTGGGGGTGTGCTGTGGCTGACCGCACTTTCCGCATCCAAGGCGCTGCCGGCATCCGTCCGGCTTTCGTCGCGGCCTGGAACCTCATCCAGGGGCTGATGAAAGAAGCACAGGGTGGCTACGAGCTGGTTCTACGCCCTCTCAAGTCGAAGCGCTCCATTGAGCAGAACAAGCGGTACTGGTCCCTTCTGCGCGAGCTGGCCGCCGTCGCCTGGGTCGACAACCGCCAGTTCGACGATCAGGTCTGGCACGAACAGTTCAAGCGCTGGTTCATCGGCTGCGAGGACGTGAAGTTGCCGGACGGCTCGACCGAGTTGCGCGGCATCAGCACCACGAAGCTGACCGTAGACGAGTTTGGAATCTACATGACCAAGATCGAAGCGTGGGCCGCCGAGCAAGGGTGGCCGCTGATGATGCAGGAGGTCGCATGAGCAAGTTCAAGGCGGGCGATCTCGCTCTTAATCTGCAAGACATCCCCAGCTGCATCAGTGCGGGAGTGGTAGTCGAGTTGATGTCTCGACTTGCCCCTGGTGATCTGTTTGCCGAAGACGGCCAGACCTTTCAGGTGATTCGGCCAGCTTGGTGGGTGCTCCATGAAGGAGACCGGCTCTACATACCTGAACGGTATCTCATGCCCCTGCGCGGCGACTTCCAGCCCGAGCAGCAGAAGGCGAAGGGGGTGGAGGCATGAAGTTCTGGACTTGGCTAAAGCGCTTCGCCGAACGCAAGGAGCGCCAGGCTTGGCTTGAAACGCGATATAGCGACCAGATGTGTCCGCATTGCAACACTTGGCAGGGCAACTGCGGTGGCTGGGTGGAATCGGTTGAGGTCGATCAGATGCATGACCGCCTGACGTGCGGGAGGTGTGGGCAGCATTCAACTTGGTTCATGGGGGGCCCGGTTTTGATCCTTGTAGATCCCAAGGTGACGGCATGACGCTTTCCACCAGCCAGCCCAAGCCCCGCAAGTGCAAGAACCCTGAGTGCGGCACCACGTTCGTCCCTCAGCGCCTCGGGCAGCGCGTCTGCTCGCCGGCATGCGCCCTGGCCATCAAGGACAAGCACGCCAAGCCGGCGCGGAAGGCCATCGCTGACCGCGAGCGGAGGGAGATCAAGGTTCGGAAGGAGAGGCTGAAGAGTCGGGCGGATCACCTGCGCGAGGCTCAGCAGGCGTTCAACGAGTTCATTCGCCTGCGCGACGCCGACCAGCCGTGCATCAGTTGTGGCCGCCACCACGATGGGCAGTACCACGCCGGGCACTACCGCACGGTTGCCGCCAGCCCAGAACTTCGCTTCGAGCCGCTCAACGTCCACAAGCAGTGCGCTCCATGCAACAACCACAAATCAGGCGACATCGTGAACTACCGGATCAATCTGGTGCGCAAGATCGGCGCCGAGAAAGTTGAGTGGCTGGAAGGCCATCATGAGCCACTGAAACTGACCATTGAAGAAATCAAAGCACTGAAGGCCAAGTTCCGGGCCTGGGTGCGAGAACTGAAGAGGAAGACCGCCTAATGCAAACCATCATTTCGATCGTTATCAGCCTAGCTCTGAGCTTCTCCCTGATCTCGGGAGTGGTGCAGTTGTCGCAGTTCGCCTTCTACGTGTGCGCCGCGGCTAATGTGCTGTCATGGATTGTCGTTCTCACCGGTCAGGTCAAATACGACGTCGCAGAGAAAATTCGGAAGGGGGTATGGATCAGAATCCCGGCTTCGGTTTTCTACCTCTATGCCCTGATCTTCAGTGGTCATCCGCTTCTCGCGGCTTCTTCGTTCATGGTTCAGGCCTTCATCCTCGGCTTCGCGTTCAGCAAGCAAGCGAAACCTGCATGACGCTGGCGGAATACATCGCCCAGCAATGGGAAATCCTTCGTGAATATGGGCTGATTAAGGGGGAAGGGAAATGAATCTGAACAGCGCACGCATTGCCTGGCACGATGCGTTCTATACCCCTTGGAACAGCGGAATGGCTGAGGCGGCGGAGCGAGCTGCTCTTGGAATTGTCGAGGCTGGCGGATATGTCCGGCGCCGCATCACCGAGATCGACGATGATGGGGATGCTGTCTCCTACAGCCAGCACACCTTCGTGCCAGGAATCCACCAGACCAGGACTGAGCGCGACATTAGCACTCCTCGGGCTGTTCACCAGGCGCTCGCCGGCGTGATTCAAAAGGCGATCGATACCCTCCCGGCGCACCTGAAGGTGTTCGGCAATCACATGTACAGCCCGATGGCCGGCGAAGACGACAAAGAGACAGCGGAAGAGATCGTGTTCAGGGTCGCGTACGAAACTGGCCCAAGGATGTACACGAAGAAATTCGAGAAGGCGCGCTATGTCGCTGCGGGAGTCTTGTTCCGGTACCGTCGCATGCACCAGGGCGGCCAGAGCGAAGGCGTTGATCCCTGCCCAAGCCCTGAGTCGTTCCGCGCCTGGCTTGACCGTATGCATGGCATTGAACTTGACCCAAGAAACTGGGATAGGGAATGGGACGGCTTTATCCAGGCCTGTTTCGATGCCTGCAACGATCTCGACAAGGCCGCGCTTGTGCCTGTCTCTTCGGCGATAAAAATGATGAAAAATGCTGCTTGACGACAAATGTGCGGCTGAGGCAGACTTATCTCCATCGTGACAAATTCGCCTCTGGCGAAAGTCACCACCGAAGCCCTGGCATCTGCCGGGGCTTTTTCGTTTCCGGGGCATGGATGAATCTCGAGCATCGCATAAGACGCTGGCTTCTTCAGGCTGAGCGACGTGGCAAGCCGATCCACGCAATTCTCATCCACCCCGACGATATCCAATCTGCAAGAAAGATCTGCCGGTTCGCGCCAGTAAAGGTGCTCGGCATTGAAGTACGCCGGTATGGCGCAACAGGGAGCGCTGCTGATTTGTAATCAGAGGGTTGCGGGTTCGACTCCTGCTGCCGGCACCACACTACAAGGCCCAGGCAATGACCTGGGCTTTTCTGCATCTGGAGTAAGCAAATGGACCCGATGACGACCGTTGGCGGAGGTCTCTTCGCCAAGTACAGCGTCGCTATTGCCGGGTTCTGGGGGTCTATTCTGTCCCTTGGATTCCTGAGCGGCCTGAACCGCTGGCAAGCCGCGCTCGCTGTAGCAACCGGATTCGGGTGCTCAACCTATTGGACTGCTCCGGTTGCCGCATGGCTTTCGCGTGAGTACGAGATTCCACTCGATGACGCATTTCTGAGTGGTGTCGCATTCACCATCGGTTTGCTGGCGATGAATATCATCCCCGGCCTGAAGGCGGCAGTAACGGCAATCACAGAGCGGTTCCTTCCTACGAGAGGAACCTGATCATGATCATGTCGATTCTGGCTGCGCTGGATGCGCTGCTGTGTGTGCTTGTCGTTGTAGCTGCTCTGGAGTTCCTGCGCACCGTCCAGTTGTCTGGGCAGCCGCTATTGGGTATCTCCTTCTACCTGGTGGCTGGTGGTGCATTCGGAATCCTGTACGGAATCATGAAGGGCGCACCGGTTAATCCATTTTCGGTGATCCTCCATGCTGGGCTCGTACTTTACGCCTGGTCCCGGCGCCGGCAGATATTCGGAAGCGACTGGTCGTGGAACTGAAGAGACCTCACCCTCCAGAGACGATCGGGCAGTTCGCGGAAGGCGAAGACTGGGCGGACGCCTTTGTCCCCGCTCAGGATGTTCTGGCTTGGGCGAAGTCGGTGTTAATCGATCCGAACGGAATCCTGGGCAATGAAGACCACGCCCACCTACAAGACGCTCCTCTCGCTTTCCTATGGGCTGCCTCCAGCTTCACCAAGCAGGGGAGGACGGTACTGGGTCAGTGCGAAGAGGTGACGTTCCGCTGTGGAGCCTGGCAGAAGGGTAGGCAGGAACAGCAGATGATCCGTTGGTTCGGATACCTGCCGAGGTTTCTGATCACCCTGGCTGCTGACTACTGCTCCCAGTGCTCCGACGCGGAGTTCTGCGCATTGGTCGAGCATGAGCTCTACCACATCTGCCAAGAGCACAACCAATATGGCGAGCCCAAGTTCACCGAGGAGGGCTTTCCAAAGCTGAAGCTCCGCGGGCATGACGTCGAGGAGTTCGTCGGCGTGGTGAGGCGGTACGGCCCAAGCAAGGACGTGCAGTATCTCATCGACGCTGCTAGCAGGCCTCCAGAGGTGGCCAAAATTAACATTTCGAGAGCCTGCGGTACGTGCCTGCTGAAGTCGGCATAGCCACGACAGGCCCATGACAGGAAGAAAAACGATGGCAACCCTGAACAGCGACGTGAAGGCGTTCATCGTTCAGGCGCTGGCCTGTTTCGATACGCCATCCCAGGTTGCGGAATCGGTCAAGAAGGAATTCGGCATCGAGGTCAGTCGGCAGCAGATCGAGTCGCACGACCCGAACAAGGTGTGCAGCAAGGGCCTTGCCGCGAAGTGGCGGATCCTCTTCGAGGACACCCGCAAGCGCTTCCGCGAGGAGATCGCCGACATCCCGATCGCCAACCGCGCCTACCGACTTAGGGCATTGGGCCGGATGGCTGAGCGCGCCGAGGGCATGCGAAACATGGCCCTGGCTGCCCAGCTTTACGAGCAGGCCGCCAAGGAGTCGGGTGGCATGTACAGCAACAAGCACCAGCTCGAGCACTCTGGCCCTGGCGGAGGTCCGATCCCGACAATGCCGACCACCATCCAGCTTGTGGCGCCAGGCCATGACCACGGCGAAGATTGAACTTCCGCCAAAGCTGATACCAGTCTTCTCAGGCCCTGCCCGGTACCGCGGCGCCCATGGTGGACGAGGCAGTGCCAAAACGCGCACGTTCGCCAAGATGACGGCAGTAAGGGCGTACATGTACGCGGAGGCTGGAATCAGTGGCGTGATCCTCGGGGCGCGCGAGTACATGAACTCGCTTGAAGAGTCCTCCATGGAGGAAATCAAGCAGGCAATTCGATCCGAGCCATGGCTGGACGCGTACTTTGACATTGGTGAGAAGTACATTCGGACCAAGAATCGCCGAATTTCGTATGTGTTCTGCGGATTGCGCCATAACCTCGACAGCATCAAGTCGAAGGCCAGAATCCTGATCGCCTGGGTTGACGAGGCTGAAAACGTCAGCGAAACGGCGTGGATAAAGCTCCTGCCGACGGTTCGTGAGAACGACTCGGAGGTCTGGATTACCTGGAACCCGGAGCGCGATGGAAGCGCCACCGACACCCGGTTCCGGAAGAACATGCCGGCAGGCGCAAAAATCGTCGAGATGAACTACACGGACAATCCGTGGTTTCCCGATGTGCTCGATCAGGAGCGCCTGAACGACCGGCAGACGCTGGACGACCAGACCTATGCCTGGATCTGGGATGGCGCCTACCGCGAGAACAGCGACGCTCAGATCCTTGCTGGCAAGTACCGGGTGGCCGAGTTCGAGCCTGGTCCCGATTGGGATGGCCCTTACTACGGCATCGACTGGGGGTTCAGCCAGGACCCGACTGTCGGCGTCAAATGCTGGATTTACGACCGCAGGCTTTGGATTGAGCACGAAGCCGGAAAGGTTGGACTTGAGAACGACGATATCGCTGAGTACATGATCAGGCGCTTGCCAGGGATCGAACGACATGCAGTCCGAGCCGACTCGGCCAGGCCGGAGACGATCAGCCACGTCAGGAGTAAAGGGAAAGATGGCAGTCGTGCATGTCTGCCCAGGATCGAAGGTGTCGAGAAATGGAAAGGCAGCGTCGAGGACGGCATTGCCCACCTTCGCAGCTATGTCGAGATCGTGATCCATGAGCGATGCACGAAAACCCTCCGCGAGGCCAGGCTATACAGCTACAAGGTAGACCGGCAGACCGGGGATGTGCTTACCGATATCGTCGACAAGAACAACCACTACTGGGACGCCACACGCTACGCGTTGGGCCCGCTGATCAAGCGCCGCGGCGCGGTCGGTATGCTGCTACCAGGAGCCCGCTGATGGCCATCTTCATCCTCACGGAGCGCGCAACCAGCCGCTCCATGGTGGTCCGTGCTCGCTGCACGTCCTGCGCCCGCACCGTGGCGGTCGAGAACGCTGGCGCTGAAGGGACGATGGTATGGCGCGACCCCAACCTCTCTTCTGTCGAACTGGTCCGCGAGACGGACAAGCCAGGCCTCATCCTGAAATCGGACTGACCATGACTGACAAACTCGACCTCGCGGTCAATCACGCGATGAGCAGTGCTGTCGCGCGTGCGCGAATGAGCCTGCTGAACCAGGGCATCGGCCATGACGCCAAGCGGCCGCAGGCATGGTGCGAGTATGGTTTCCCTCAGGAAATCACGTTCAACGACCTGTACACCATGTACCGGCGGGGCGGTATTGCCCATGGCGCGGTCGAGAAGATCGTCACCACGTGCTGGAAGACAAATCCGCAGGTCATCGAGGGCGACGATCAGGACCGCTCCAAGGACGAAACCGAGTGGGAGAGGAAGAACAAGCCGTTGATCGCAGGCGGCAGGTTCTGGCGGGCTGTCTCCGAAGCCGACCGGCGCCGCTTGGTGGGTCGGTATTCCGGGTTGCTCCTGCACATCAGGGATAGCCAGCCGTGGGATATGCCTGTCACGGGAAAGGTCAATGGCCTGGCGAAGGTCACCCCGGCCTGGGCTGGGTGCCTTAAGCCGAAGTCGTTCGACGAAAAGCTAGATAGCGAGACCTACGGGCAGCCCACCATGTGGGAATACACCGAGGCCTCCCAAGCCGGGCGCCCTGGCCTGGTGCGGGATATCCATCCGGATCGGGTGTTTATCCTCGGCGACTGGACCGGCGATGCAATCGGCTTCCTGGAGCCTGCCTACAACTCCTTCATCAGCCTTGAGAAGGTCGAGGGAGGCAGTGGCGAATCGTTCCTCAAGAACGCCGCACGTCAGCTCCTGCTGAACTTCGACAAGGAGATTCAGCTCGGCGAGATCGCCAGCACCTACGGCGTGACGATCGATGCGCTCAACGAACGCTTCAACGAGGCGGCGCGTCAGTTAAACCGCGGCAACGATGTCCTGCTTCCAACCCAGGGGGCGACCGTCACGCAGATGGTGTCCGCCGTTTCGGACCCCAGCCCAACCTACAACGTCAACCTGCAAACCGCCGCCGCCGGGGTCGACATCCCGACCAAGATTCTGGTGGGCATGCAGACCGGCGAGCGGGCGAGCAGTGAGGACCAGAAGTACCACAACGCCAGATGCCAGGCGCGCCGGGTGCAAGAACTGACGTTCGAGATCAACGACCTGTTCGGGCACCTGATGCGCATCGGCGTGGTCCCTCTGAAGGCCGAGTTCACGGCAATCTGGGATGACCTCACCGTTCCAACCAAGGCCGAGCGCCTGGCCAACTCCAAGACCATGAGCGAGATCAACAGCGCCGCAATCGGCACTGGCGAGCCGGTATTCACCGCGGAGGAGATCCGCGAAGAGGCTGGCTACGACCCGCTCGTGGGCGGTGACCCGCTGCCTGATACCGAACCGGAGGATGAAGATGCCGCGCGCACCGATCCTACCGGCGAGCAGCAGTGACCCGACCGGGGTAGATCGACTGGAAAGGGGCGCAATGCGCGAGTTCGACAGGCGCATGCGGAAAATCCGGGATGGCTATGTCGCTGCCTTGGACCGAATCCCGGCCCAGCCGGTGGTGAATGAGCAGTACACCTACCGTCTCGACCAGGCCCTTCTCTCCGCGATCTTCGCCGACACCAACCTGATGGTCGACGAGATACTGCAGGAGGGCGGGGAGCGCGACCTCTGGTTCTTCGAATCCTATGTCGGGGTTGCCTACATCCGCGGTACCGCACAGACGCATGCCAACCTGGCGCAGCAATCGCCTGCATACCGCGCCGGCCGGGAATCGCTGGATGTCCTGCTTCGATCCGACGCCTACCGCGCGCGGATGGCACTGCTTCGCGCCCGGGAGTTCGAGGAGATGAAGGGCTTGTCCGGCCAAGTCAAGGCCGACATGGCGCGCATTCTCGCCGAGGGCATGGGGCGCGGGAAGAATCCCCGCGAAATCGCACGGGACCTGACCGCACAGACCGGCATCGAGGCGCGTCGCGGCCATCGCATCGCACGCACCGAAGTCACAACCGCTCTCCGAAGGGCTCGCTGGGACGAGAAAGACGCTGCTGAGGCCGACTACGGCGTTCAGTCGAAGCTGATGCATATGTCGGCCCTGTCCCCCAGCACCAGGGCAACCCATGCGGCCAGGCACGCCAGGCTCTACACCTCGGACGAGGTGAGGGACTGGTACAGCCGAGACGGAAACTCGATCAACTGCAAGTGCAGCCAGGTCGAGGTACTGGTCGATGACGAAGGGAATCCGGTTGTCCCGGCCATCGTCGAGCGCGCGCGCCGCAACTACCAAGTCATGAAAGCCAAAGGGCGCGGGCCCTGGGCGAAAGAGGATTGAGCCATGCCCATGCAGGTCAACATCACCACCCAGGTCAACAGCGCCAGCATTCGGCGTGAGACACACAACGGGCGCGAACACCTGGTTCTGCCGAGCTACACCCTGCCGGCCGGCGTGATCATGAACGGTGGTCTCTACACCGCCGAGCAGATCGACAAGCACTACCCAGGCCTGGAGGGAACGCTGGCGCCGCTCGGGCACCCGATGGTCGACGGGAAGTTCGTGTCTGCGTTCTCGCCTGAGGGGATCAACGCCGCCCACGTCGGCGCCTGGAACCGCAACGTGAAGAAGTCCGGCAACCGGGTCTACATGGAGAAGTGGGTCGACGTCGAGTTTGCCAAGTCCACGGAGGGCGGCCGTGAACTGTTGCAGCGCGTCGAAGCGCTGGAGAAGGGGGAGGACGTCCCCCCGATCCATACCAGCGTTGCCGCATTCCTCAATCGCATCGAGCCGAACGAAAGCCAGCGTGCCCAGGGCGCGGAGTGGGTCGCCGACATCCAGAGCATGGATCACGACGCGATCCTGCTGCACGAAGTAGGGGCGGCCACTCCTGAGCAGGGCGTCGGCCTGATGGTAAACGCCGACCAGGCTGTCCCGCTTCAGCCGAATTCCGGCGCTCTGGTTGGCGAGTCCTACCGGGAGCGGGAGCAGCGTCTCGATCGCGCCGCAAAGGAGCGATTCGCCTCCGGGCCCGACCAGTACGCATGGGTTGCCGACTTCACCGATTCTCAGGCTGTGATCAGCCGCAATGGCGGTGTGACCGAGGTGTACGGCTACAAGGTCGAGGCAGGGAAGATCGTCTTCGACGAATCCGGCCAGCCCGTTGTCAGGCAAGAGTCCTGGGTCGCCATGGTGGCCAACAGCATCAAGAACATTTTCACCCATCGTCAGGCTCGGCCTGATCAACCTGAGAAGGAGGGCGACATGCCCCTGACCCCCGAAGAAAAGGCCGAAATCGTGAAGGAAATCGGCACCAACACCTCCAGCGCCATCAAGGAACTGGCGGACACCATCATCAAGCCTCTGGCCGACAAGGTCGACGGCCTGGTCGCCAATCACAAGGCGCTGGCCGACACGCTGACCGCCAACCAGCGCGCCGAGGAAGACAGCATGCGCGAAGCGGTCAAGGCCAAGTTTGGCGAGGTCATCGCCAACAGCCTGGCCGGCGACGCGCTCAAGGAACTGTTCAAGCAGTGCGGCGAATCCGCTCCACTGGGCGCCAATGCTGCCACCGACAAAGGCGGCCTCACCGCCGATATCGCCAACCTGCCGAAGGAGTAAGCCATGTCTCGCTATCGTCGCGTGAACATCGACGGCAAGTCGCTGTTCAAGACCGAAACCCGCAAGACCGCCGCGGCACTCCTGCCCGGCACGTTCGCCGTGATCAATGGCAGCGACCTGTTCGCCCAGGCAAGCGCCAGCGTTGGCCGCCTCTACGTCATCGACTGCGCTCACCACGAAGGACTCAACATCCGCGATGCGGTTCCCGCCGGCCATTCGGCCGTGGGCAACTACGTCGAAGAGGGTCGCGAACTCGCCGTGCTGTGCCCGGCCGGCACCTACAAGAAAGACACGCCGATCAAACTCGGCACCAGCGGCCAGGGTGCCATCGCGTCGAGCGATACCGACACGGTCCTCGGGTACAGCCAGGACGATGCAGTCATCGCCTCCGGCGAAACCGACTTCATCCGCATCCGCTTCCGTGTCGGCAGTGTCGCCGCCCCGGCGCCCTAATAGGAGTACGGACACATGTTCCTCACCCAGCAAGCAACCGCCGCCCATCCTCGCCTGATGGGCCACTACCAGGAGTTGCAGGCCAATCGCAACATCTGGAACAACCAGAACGCCGCTATGATCGCCCGCCACCGCGGCGCCATGACCCCCGAAATGCTGGCCTGCAACGCGCTCGCCGGCCTGGGTCGTGAGTTCTGGGCCGAGGTCGACGCCCAGATCATCCAGTACCGCAACCAGGAAACCGGCATGGAGATCGTCAACGATCTCCTGCAGGTGCAGACCGTGCTTCCGATCGGCAAGACCGCCAAGCTCTACAACGTGGTCGGCGACATCGCCGATGATGTGTCGGTGAGCATCGACGGCCAGGCCCCGTACTCCTTCGATCACACCGAGTACAACTCCGATGGCGACCCCATTCCGGTGTTCACCGCCGGCTACGGTGTCAACTGGCGCCATGCCGCCGGCATGAACACCGTCGGCATCGACCTGGTTCTGGACTCGCAGGCTGCGAAGCTCCGCAAGTTCAACAAGCGGATCGTTGCCTACACCCTGGACGGCGCCACCAACATCCAGGTCGAGAACTACCCGGCTCAGGGTCTGCGCAATCACCGCAACACCATCAAGGTCAACCTGGGCTCCGGCGCCGGCGGCGCGAACATCGACCTGACCACCGCCACGCCGCAGCAGATCATCGACTTCTTCACCAAAGGCGCATTCGGCCAAGCTGCGCGTGCCAACAAGGTGGACGCCTACGATGTTCTCTGGGTTTCCCCGGAAATCAACGCCAACCTGTCCCAGCCCTACATGATCACCATGGGCGGCGGTGCCAACGCGGTGGTGGCCGGCACCGTGCTCGATGCGGTCATGCGCTTCATCCCGGCGCGCGCGGTTCGCCAGACCTTCGCCCTGTCGGGCAACGAGTTCCTGGGCTATCAGCGCCGCCGCGACGTGGTCACCCCGCTGGTCGGCATGGCTACCGGTGTTATCCCGCTGCCGCGCCCGCTGCCGCAGGTCAACTACAACTTCCAGATCATGAGCGCCATGGGCATCCAGGTGAAGAAGGACGACGAAGGTCTGTCCGGCGTGATCTACGGCGCCAACCTGGCGTAAGGAGAACGACATGCCCAAATACGAGGTGATCAAGCCCTGGAACGGCGTTTCCAAGGGTCAGGTGCTGGAGCTCGAATCACTTGCCGCTGCGCTCCTGCCGAACGTGCGCGAGGTTGGCGCACTCAGGAGCGGAAGCCTGACCTTGGACGTTTCGGCCCAGGTCGACGAAGCGGCCAGGCAAGCTCTCGCCGAAGCGCGTGTATCCGTCGATGCCATGATCGACGAAGCCAAGGCCCAGGCCGGTACCCTGACCCCGGCCATTCCGGACGGTAGCGAGCGCCGCGAGCTGATCAAAGCGCGCCTGAAGGAGCTGAAGATCGAGTTCGATGGCCGCCAGGGCGAGGAAGCGCTTGCCGCCCTGCTGCCGGAGGGCGAACTGGTGAAGCTGTTCCCGGCCAAGTGACCGGTGCGTGACGCGAAGCCGCCTGCGGGCGGCTTCGTCGTTTCTGGCCCCAGAAATGGGGCCTTCTTCTTCCAGGAATCGGACATGATCACAGTTGAACAGGCCCGGCAGTACCTGCAGAGCCAGGGCATCGACAACGTGCCCGATTTCATCCTCGCGGCGTGGATCGAGCAATTGCAGGAGATCCAGGACTGCCTGGATGCCCACTACCCGGCATCGACCGCGCTGCTGATTCAGGCCTACCTGCTGGCGCTGTTTGCGCTGGCCCAGGCCGACAAGTACATCAGCAGCCAGACGGCCCCATCCGGCGCTTCTCGATCGTTCCGCTACCAGGCCTTTGCTGATCGCTGGAAGGCGCAGTTGGCCCTACTGAGCGCCCTGGACAAGCACGGATGCGCGACGGGACTGATCCCGCCGAATCCAACCCAAACCGCCCATGGCGGTCTATGGATCGCGCGAGGCGGCTGCATGTGTGGTGACTCATGAGCACGACAGCGAATTGGAGTTACACCAACACAGCGACGGTTCGGCCATTCCTGCACTTCGACCTTTCGACCCAGGAGGCCGTTTACGGCCATGAGTACGAAATCGCTTGCACCTGGGTAGCGAAGGGAGAGCAGGTCCGCGACAACAGCGGCGCCGAATTCGTATCGCGACACCAGATATTCACCGAGGACCGCCGGCCGAAGTACCTGGACCTGATCCAGTTCGACGGATCCAACGGCTGGGAAGAGATTCGCTCGGTGACGAACTGGGACATGTCCTTCTTCGGTGAACAGCCGGACTTTCTACTGGTGACCTGACATGGCAATCCAAGGCATCGACCGCGTCCGGCGGAATCTTCGCGTGGCTGTCGAAAACATTGCAGAGGGCAGGTCTGAGCGCGCGATATACGAGATCCTCAGCCAGGGCGCTGCTATGGCGCAGACCATGACGCCGATCGACACGTCGAATTTGATCAATAGTCAGACTGCACCCCAGATCAGTAATGGGACTGCTGGGGTGGAAGGGCGGATTGGATATACAGCAGCCTACGCGGCAGCGGTCCATGATGCGCCAGGAACTCTCGCCGGACAGCCAAGGGCGGATTTCGGAAAGACAGCGGACGGAACCGCCTTTGGAGGCGGTACTGGAGTTGGGAACTACTGGGATCCAAATGCAGAGCCAGAGTTTCTCACTAAGGGGTTCGATCAGATTGAATCTGCAATCCCATCAATTCTCCGCAGGATCTACCGCGTATGACCCCCTACGACGCCTTCCAGGATTGGCTGGCTTCGATCCTGGGCGAGGGCTACCAGTACAGCCGTGGGATGTGGGTCGACCACCCGTCGCTCGACTCGGCATTCATCGCAGCGATCCAGCAAACCGGCGGCCCCCCGACTCAGGTCGACATTCGTCGCCTGCGGTTCAAGGTGATCCTCCTCGGCCCGAAGGGCGTCCGGAAACATGTTGTCGACGTCGGCAACTCAATCGAGACCCTGGCGCAGGTAGCGCTTGGTGACAGCGTCCCCTGTGGCGCCGCATCTGTTCGGGCAATCGGCGAGCCGATCGGGCCTGGATACACCACCGAAAACCGGGCCTGGTACAGCCTGGACCTTGAAGTTCTCTATTAATCAGGAGGCCAGACATGGCTTGCAAGAAGCTCAAATTTCCGGGCCGCGACGTCGTGCTCGAGTATTACATCGGGTGCGGCGATGCGCTGCCGGCGGAGAATGACTGGCGCCGTTTTGGGTCGCTCCGCACGAAGGAATTCACCGTCGAGTGGGACACCATCGACGCGACTGATTCCGACTCGGTTGGCGCACTGCGGGAGAACCTGGCCAGTTTCCAGACGCTGACCATTTCCGGTGACGGTACCGTGAAGGCCTCCGGTGCCGGCGCGCAGAACCTGATCGACCTGACGAAGCATGTCGTGAAGCCGGACGCGACCGGCGGACAGCCTGTTGTCTGGATGCGCATGACCTTCCCGGACCTGACCTTCACCGCATTCATGCTCATCAGCAACCTCAGTCGCTCCGCGCCGTACGACGATGTCACCACCTACAGCTTCGAGGCTTCGGCGACCGCTTCCGACTTCGGCCTGATCGTCGAGGATACCCCCGACGCGGATGCGCCGGACCCGACCAGCATTCAGGTCGTGCCGGAGACCCTCTCGCTTACCGTTGGCGAAGGCTTCAACTTCGAGGGCGTCGTGCTGCCTGTTGGCGCTCCGCAAGGCCTGCGCTGGACTTCCAGTGCGCCGACCGTGGCCGCAGTGAACACGGTTACCGGCGAGGTGAGCGCGCTGTCGGCCGGTACCGCCACGATCACCGCCGCTTCCAGCGTCGCCCCGGGCGTCACCGATACCGCAACCGTCACGGTCATCCCGCTGGTGCAGGGCATCACCGTCTCGCCGACATCTGTCTCGATCGCCGAAGGTGCCACCCAGCAACTGACCGCCGCTGTATCTCCGACTGGCGCGGCTCCTGGCCTGGTCTACGAAAGTGCGGCGCCGGCGATTGCTACCGTGAGCTCTACCGGCCTGGTTACCGGCGTTGATGTGGGCACCACCACGGTGAAAATCACCAGTGCGGCGCGGCCGTCGGTGAGCGTGACAGTTCCGGTAACCGTCACTGCGCCGTGATCCTCACCGAGATCGGTGAGATAGGCGTACACACGGCCTCGGGGGAGTTCTTTCTCCTGCGGCCGTCCCTGTACGCCATGACCCAGCTCGGTACGCCGGCCGAGATTGTCGACGTCTTCGCGCGCGTCATGAGCGACCCGATCACTGAGAAGCATCAGGCGGACCAGTTCGCGGACGCCCTGGCCGTGGTGGTGGCCTGTAGTGAGCAGGACCTGTCCGACGTGTTTGGCTACTACGACCAGGATCTTGTCTACCGGCCAGGAACTGCGGACGTCGAGCACCTTGTGCCTCTCGCGCGCTGCCTGCTGAAGCACGGCGTCACAGGAGCGCTTCCGCCGCTTCCCCGGCGCCACGACGAAGAGCCGAACTACTCGGGGGAGTTCGTTGCGCGGGAGTACGTCGCGACGGCGATAGCGCACCTGGGGCTGAGCGAGCGCGAAGCTTGGTCCATGACCATGACCGGCCTGATCGGCGCCCTGCGCGCGAAATACCCCCCAACCGAATCGAACGCTCCGGGCGCCAGAGCCCCGACCGCGGCAGAGCATGACGCGACGATGGAGTGGTTCGACAAGATCGAGGCCAAGCGCAAGGCGCGGGCGAAAGGAGCACCCTGATGGCTGAGAATGTCGGCAGCATCTATTACACCGTCGAGGCGGATACCTCTGGCCTTGTAAACGGCACGAATGCTGCTGACCGTTCATTGGATCAGATGCAGGCAACCATGCGGCGTGCTGATAGCGAGGCGGCACGTCTCAACACGACTGTCACCAAGCTTTCGTCGGCTATTAAGACGATCATCGCGGCGTCAGCGCTCCGCGAGATGGCCAGCATGGTCCAGTCCTATCAGGAGATGGCTGACAGGGTTCGTCTGGCGTCTGCAAGCCAGGAAGAGTATGAAAACGTACAGGCCAGACTGCTCCGTACCGCCAACGGGACATACCGAGCGCTCTCCGAGGCGCAGGAACTCTACATCCGCACTTCTGCAGGCCTGAAAGCTCTCGGATACGACACAACGTCTGCACTGGATGTGATGGATTCGCTGTCGTATGCATTCGTGACCAATGCGACCAAGGCGGATGCAGCAGAGGCAGCGATCAGCCAGTTCTCCAAGGCAATCAACACCGGCAAGGTTTCGGCTGACCAATGGGAAACAATCTCCAGCGCAGTTCCGTCTGTTATTGAGGATATCGGCGCCGCTGCAGGTAAGACGGGGGCGGAAGTCAGGAGTCTTGGTGCGCAGGGGCAATTAACGGCGCAAATGCTCACCGAGGGTCTACGTAAGTCCTTGGAAGAGAACTCAAAGGCAGCCGCCGGCATGTCCAATAACCTGACCGATGCAGGGGTCAGGATTCGGACTGCATTTACTCAAGTCCTTGTTTCGCTGGAAGACCAGACTGGCGCCCTTCAAACCTTCACCAATGGTCTTATTTCGGCTGCTGATGCGCTTCTTGAGTTCGGGCTTGACTCGGAAAAAATGGCAGCATTTCTCGACACTGCAACAGTCGCAGCAGCTTCTCTGGCCTCTGTTGTGGCTGGGCGTCTAGTTACCTCCCTGTATGCAGCAGGTGCGGCCCAAGTGCAAAGATTGCGGGCAACGCTTGAGCAGATAGCAGCTGATCGGAATGCTGCTATAGGTGCACTGAGGCGGGCAGAGGCAGAGAAGGCCGCCGCCGCCGCGGCTGTCGCTCTGGCTCAGGCGGACTTGAATGCTGCCAGGGGTTCAAATGCCCACGCAACAGCTCTAAACGCGCTGCTGGCCGCTAAAGAACGCGACTTGGCCGCCACAAGAGCGCTAACGGCTGCTCAAGCAACGCTGAATGGTGTAGCAACCACCGGGACGGTGGTGATGGGTGGACTTCGATCGGCAATGGCGTTCCTCGGCGGACCGCTTGGGGTTGTTCTGCTGGCAGCAACCGCGATCGCAACATTTGCAACGAATGCACGGGAGGCGAAAGAGCCTACGGACCTTCTAACCCTGTCCGTTGAAAAACTTGGACAGGCACAGCTGAAGGTTGCACAACTGGACATCGACAAGCGAATCCAAGCAGTGAGCGATAAGCTCAAACTGCTTGGGGAAAACTATGCGTTCGCGGCAAAAGAAGCCCAAGGCTCTGGTCGAAGGGCCAATCGATATGCTGAAGATGCCGTGCGTATCCAGGGCGCGGTCGAGGAGCTTACGCAGGAGCTTGACCAGTTACAGAAAAAGCGTTCAGACGTCGACGCAGCCCTAGATAAAAAGAGTTCATCCCCATCTGGTAATGGCCCGGATCGCCAGGCAAACCCGGAGGATACAAAGGCTCTCCAGAATCTTCGCGACGAGGCTGAACTATCTGCTCTCGCGGGTGAAGAACGGGCGAAGCTTGCCGCGCGCAAAAAGCTCAGTGCTGATGCCACAAAAGAGGAGATCGCGGAGGCGGAGCGTCTCGCTGTCCAGATATTCCGCAACAGCGAAGCGCGGAAGCAAGAGAAGAAGTCAGCCTCTGATACCGCCTCTACGGTCAAAAAGTCGATGGAGGATCAGCGTCGCGCTGCCTTGGACAATGAGAAGACTATCGGAGACCTTTCCCAGCAACTGGCACAGGCTGGACTGAAGGGAAAGGAACTGGCAGAAGCTGGGGCGCAATCTCGCCTTAATCCATTCGCCACGCCGGAGCAGGTCGCCCAGGTCCGCGCGCTCGCCGCAGCTCTGTACGAAGCGCAACAGGTCGAAGCCAACAAGCAGTTGCTGGGGCAAATGGACCCTATCGCCGGCGAAGACCAGCGCTACCAGACCGAACTGGAGAATCTGAAAAAGCTGAACGAGGCCAAGTTGCTCGAGGACCAGCGCTACCTGGAACTCAAGGCGCAGGCCGAGCAACAGCACGATGCCACGATGAAGCAACTGGAGGAGGAGCGATTCCGCCGCCAGGCTGCCGGCAACGAGATGATCATGGCAACGCTGGATCAGGTGCAGCAGGCCGGCACGAACGCTCTGACTGGGCTGATAACCGGGGCGAACAACGGTGCCGATGCCATGCGGCAACTGGCCGGCGCCATGCTGAACCAGGTCGTTGGCGCCCTCGTCAAGGTCGGCATCGAACAGGCGAAGAACTTCATCATGGGGCAGAGCATGCAAGCGACCGCAACCGCCCAGGGCATTGCTCAGGCCGGGGCGTTGGCTGGCGCATATGCCCCAGCTGCAGCTGCGGCCTCTGTGGCCTCATTTGGCGGCGCTGCGACGGCAGGCCTTGCTGCAATGGCAGCAGCAATCCCAGCGATGCTAGGCCTCTTCGGAGGACGCCAATATGGCGGAGGCGTCCAGGCAAATGGCCTGTACCGAATCAACGAGAACGGCGCGCCAGAGGTATTCCAGGCTGCGAATGGCCGGCAGTACATGCTGCCGAATACGCGAGGCGAGGTGATCAGCAACGGCGACGCCACCGCGCAGGGCTCGCCGCAGATCAGCCTGCAGATCATCAACAACGGTCCTCCGGTTTCCGCCACCGCCACCATGGACGGGAACAACCTGCGGGTAACTCTCGATGCGGTCGAGCAGGACTTTGCCAACAAGGTTTCGTCCGGCCAGGGGCTTTACCCGAAAGCAATCGAAGGCGCATATGGATTCAAGAGGGCAGGGCGATGATCAAATGGCCTGATGGCCTTCCCTTCCCGCTCAGGGAGGGGTACGGCTTCAAGACGGTAGAGCCAATGGCCAGGACCGTCCTCCAGAGCGGCCGTGCACGCTACCGACGGAACTTCAGCAATGTGCCGGTCAACCTGGAGGTTTCCTGGCTGTTCACCGCTGAGCAGGCGCGTCTGTTCAAGGGGTGGTACCGAGACGTCCTGAAAGACGGCGTCAAGTGGTTCGAGTGCGATTTGCGTACGGAAGAGGGAATCGTTCCGTGCAACCTGCACTTCGAGGGGATCTACGACGGTGGCTATCTCGTCGGGCGCGACCACTGGCGCTTCAACGCGACCGTCGTGATGCGAGAGCGCTCGATCATCGATCCTGGGTGGGCTGAGATTCTGCCCGAGTACATCCTCCTCGCTGACATCTTCGACATCGCGATGAACAGGGAGTGGCCTCGACATGGCGACGGCTCTTGAGCGGTTCTATGCCTCAGGCGGTGAGGACCTGCAGCTCGCCACGATCGAGTTGTCATGCCCGGCGTGGCCGGAGCCTATTCTCATCTGCCAGGGCTATGACGACCTAACCTGCATGACCGAAGACGGGCGGCTGCTGACGTTCATCGCTGGTGCGATCGATGTATCGATTCCGAAGCGAGACAACAGCGGAAACCAGAACGTTGGATTCGCGATCGACAACGCGACCGGATTCGCCCAGCAGCGTATCAACGAAGCGCTGGAGGCTGGCGAGTATGTCACCCTGATCCTGCGGATGTACCTGGAGAGCGATCTCACAGCGCCCGCTGAGCGGCCATACCGCATGAGGGTCAAGACGCCGGGTTTCGAGGGTCTCACTGTTCAGGTCGAGGCCGGTTACTACGACCTCATCAATACCGCCGCGCTGCGCCACATCTACAACGTCAGCGAGTTCTCCGGACTCAAATACTGGCCTTGATCCCATGCCGAACAGATACCTCACCGCCATCTATACCGAGGGCGGGCGGGCACTGCCGTGCCTGGACTGCTGGGGCCTGACGCTCATAGCGCGGGTTGAGCTGTTCGGACTGCCGATGCTGACCGACTTCGATGGTGTCACGCGACTCACCCCGGTTTCGATGCAGCGGGCGTGCGATACGGAGATCCAGCGCGCGCTCGAGCAATGCGAGCCAGGACCTGGGGTCATCGCCGCGGCCTATAGAGGGCGGCTGCTCGATCACGTAGGTCTGCTGGTCGAGGTGGATGGACGCCTGCGGATTCTCGAAATCAACCCGGGAAGCGGGGTGTCGCTCACCCCGCTCCAGATGTTCTCCGACAAATATTCCAAGGTGGTCTTCTACCGTGATCGAAATCTACCCATCGCTCCTTGACGGAGAACCGCTGGAGCGGCATCCGATCGGTCGCAGGATGACGATTCATGCCTGGCTGACCGCGAATTCTCCTGGGTACCGCTGCCACGATGTCCACCCGTTCTCCATCGGTGTTGTCCCCGCCGAGGTTGCGCTCTGCGGTGACCTGACCGACAAGCAGAAAAAGGCGCATGAGGAGTTCGTCCACCCCGGCGAGTGGGCCGAGCGCATCATCGACCGCGGCGACATTGTGAGGATCTACAAGCTCCCGCGCGGGACTGATCCGTTCACGATTACTGCGGCCCTTTTCAAGGGGGCGCAATCGGTTTTTCGGATGCTCATGCCTCAATTGCCCGGCATGCCGACGAACCCCGGGCAGGGCGCGTCGCTCTCTGAAACCAGCGCGCGCGGGAACAAGGTAAAACTCGGCGATGCGATCCGCGAAGTTGCTGGCCGTCGTCTGATTTATCCCGACTACATCCTGCCGCCCAGGAAGTATTTCGCCGGTCCGCGTGAGCAGTGGACCGAAATGCTGTTGTGCATTGGCCGTGGTCGGTTCCAGATCGCCGAAGGTGCAGCGAAAATCGGTGACACGTCGTTCCTGGCACTGGGCGCTGATGCCTCTTTCCAGATTTTCGAACCAGGGCAGAACGTCAGCGGGCACCCGGCATCGGTCTGGTGGCACCTGGTTGAGGAAGTTGGTGCGAGCTCAACTGGTAATGCCGGCCTGGACCTGACCGAGAGCTCCAATCTCACCCCGAACCCGTCGGCAACTACGTTCACGTTTTCCGGAACGAACATCATCATTTCTGCCGGAGCCGGGTCGTTCCCCTCTGACTGGGTTGCGGGGACGATCCTGCGGGTTGAGGCGATGTACCCCTATTCGGTTAACGATGGCGGCGGGACGAATCGCGACGTCGTGACGGGGGATATCGCTCAGCTCGGGCTGGATGTTGGCGATGAGATCGAGGTTGTTGGCACCAACGGCGGCCTCTACATCGTAAACGACATCACCTCCACGTCGATGACGCTCAACTACAGCAACGGTTCTCCGGCGAATGCGCTCCAGACCGGGTCCGGCAGCGCCGCAATCGGCCCGCGCGGACTGCGCTATCGGATCACGGCGTACAGCGCGCAGCAACTCACAGTCGAGCGGCTGACCAGTGCGGGCGGTGTCGATGTTGACTGGCCAGGATTCACCGCTCTCAATTCGTCTACGTCCCGAGTCACCATTGATCCGACCAGCCTAGAAGGGGGCTGGCGCGGTCCCTTCCCGGCGTGCCCAGTATCGGAGAAGACCAACTTCGTCGAGATCGACGTATTTTGCCCGGAAGGGCTTTGCGGTGTAGGCAGGGAAGGGCAGATCTACCAGATCCGCACCTATTACGACATCCAGTGGCGAGACATGGCCATCGGCGGCGCATGGACGACGGTCAGTAAGAACCATGCTGGCAGTTCTCTCGACCAGCAGGGTTTTACGGACGGCATCTCGCTGCCGTACATGATGCGGCCCGAGTTTCGCATCAGAAAAGTGTTCGTCAACCAGGGCGGCAACTCAACATCCGAGTACCGAGACCGCACTCAGTGGTACGGGATGCGCGCGCGCCTCCAGGCTCCGTCGTCCTACGCCGGCGTCACTACAATGGCTGTTCGATATCGGTCGTCTGACCGTATCGCGGCGCAGACAGAAAGCCGCGTCTCGGTAGAGGCTACCCGCATGCTACCGACTCGGCAGAACGGTGCATGGACACCCGAGATAGCAACGCGAGACATCGTCCCATTCCTCTGCTACATCGCGAAGGAACGCGGCTACACCGATGCGGATCTCGATCTTGAGGAACTCGATCGGCTGGACGCAATCTGGAAGGCCCGCGGCGACACGTTTGACATGATCTACGAGGACGGCAAGGTCACGGTCGCGCAGGTCATGGACGATGTGCTTGCCGCCGGGTATGCGGAGAAGACCATTAAGCGCGGCGTGATCTCCGCAGCCCGAGACGAACCAAGGACCACATTCGGGCACATGTACTCGCCGCAGAACATGGATGGTCCGCTGAGGATCAGCATCAGCGCGCCGTCTGAGGACGACTACGACGGCGTCGATGTAGAGTTCGTCAATGCCAACGGCTGGATCGAAGATACCGTCCAGTGCCGACTGCCCGGCGATGTTGGCAGGAAGGTCGAGAAGATCACGGCTGTCGGTGTCACAAACCGCGATCGCGCCTGGCGCTACGGGATGCGCCGCCGGATGGCTCAGCGATACCGGAGAACTGAGTATTCGTTCGATACCGGCCTAGACGCGCTGAACAGCGAGTTCTGGGATTACGTGGCCCTTGCCGGCGATGTTCCCGGCCCTGGCCTGGCGCAGAGCGCATACCTGAAATCGTTCGTTATCTCTGGAAACTCGGTCCTGATCGAGTCCAGCGAGCCGCTCGACTGGTCACTGCTGAACTCGCCAGCGCTCTACCTGCGTCGCCCAGACGGAACGGTTTCCGGTGGATATCCGGCGTCGAGGATCGACGACTACCGGCTGAGCATTCCCAGTATCGATTTCGTCCCCGATGTTTCCTGGGAAATCGAACCGCCGCACCTGCTGCTGGGAAATCCATACCCGGCCCTGATCAGTTCCATCGATCCCAGCGGCAATACCGCGGCGTCCGTTCGCGCGACGAACTACGACGAGCGCGTCTACACATACGACAACGCCAGCGCACCAAACTGACCGCACATACAAATCCAGAGCCCGCCATAGAGCGGGCTTTTTCATGCCCGGAGAATTTGCATGACGACCTACGCCACCGGTAACCCGCTGGGCTCAAAAGACCCGCGTGATCTGTATGACAACGCCGAGAACTTCGATGCGGCGATGAATGACCGGGTAAACACTACGTGGAATGATCGTTTCGGCGTTAGTCGCCCAACGATGAAAGGGTATGAGGAACAGTTCAACGGCTGGCTGGACGCCCAAGGCTTCGAACCCGGAGTCCTGGAGTACGTCGACGGCTCACCGCTGACGGTAGACCGCTCGACCCAACTGATCCAGCGCGACGGAAACCTCTACAGCGTCAAGCGTCCTGCATCGTTCCCCGTCAATCTGACCGGTAACTGGGCGACGGACCAGAACCTGCTTGTTATCCAAGTAGACCAAGGGTTCCCGCAAGAAATCGGTCGCGGCGTACGCCGAGTTGACTCGGTTGCTGACCTCCGGGCCATCGCAGGGCGATTCGCCGGGGATGCCGCGCTGGTTGTCGGATACTACGCGGAAACTCCGGGGGTCGGCGGTGGAGAGTTCCACTGGGATTCAACCTCGACAGAGGACGATAACGGCGGCTCGATCATCCAGGCAACCGGTATCACCACTGGCCGATGGACGCGCGATATAACGCACGGCGTGTGGGCCGAATGGTTCGGCGCTCGCAATGATGGTACTGATGCTGCGGGAACTACTGCTGCGGTGTGGGCTGCAATCATCGCACTCCGGCACGACCCGGAGACGATCGTGCAGTACATCGGCGGCCCCACTGTCACAGCGTATGCATCCGGGCGACTGAACTTCGGTAACGGGGTCTTTGCACTCCAGCCTGATAGTTTTGATATTACCCAGGACCTCGGCCTGACCATCGTCGGGCAGGGATTCAGAGGTAAGAACCAGGCGATGAAGGCGGCTACCACGTTGCTCTGCAAGGGAGTTTCAAGTGGATTTTTCTTCCGCCACTACGGGAATGGCGCCCGTAATTTGACATTCAAAGATATGGATGTCGTATATGAGAACTCGGATTTCACTGGAGATATAGTTGAGAGCCTGACATCTCCCGGCTTGACGCTTGAGAGGACTAGGCTTGGCTGCTATGGAGGCCTTCTTGGAACTCGCGTTCAAACCGCGAGAAGCTGTATCCGACCAACTTTCGACGAATTTTTGCGTTGCGAAGACGTTGTGTTTGATGGCGCTCAGAATGGCTTTTGGTCAGATGGTGCGCGGACAATTCCAGGTCTGTCTTTTGGTGGCTGGGGTACGACCCTTATAAACTGTACGTTCTATGATCTTGCCAATTCCATGATACATCACGCGGCTAATAGAGGTAGAAGTATTGTTAATGTAATTGGGTGTGCGTTCAATCCTATCAATATAAGTCCTGCTAGGTGTTTTGACATTACCAACATTGAGGGAATCAATGTGACCGGAAATCAATTTACACCAAGCACGGGAAGCCAGCCAACGCAAGAATGGATTAGGCTTCTAGGTAGCACTGGCGCTATAGATGGGAATACGTTTTCAGGCCCATCCTCAAAGCTCGGAACCATTGGAGGCGTAGATCCTTCGTCAATCAGGTTCTCTAACAATAGGGTATTCTGCCAAGGTGGTCTTGTAGTATCCGGAGGAATTTTTACAGGCTCTGGAAACGAATATTCTATAGCTGATCATGGAGTTGACGTATCGCCAGTGGCTATTACTACTCTTGATATTGGTCCTGATATTTTCAAGTCTGGAGTATCTGGAAACTCATATCGAATCTCTGCGGATAGCTCCCTTCTTGGCGGGAGAATTAACTACATATTTGAGCAGGATAACTCAAATAGTAAGTTTTCAAATGTTTCCTCAAGGGTCTCAATTGATAATGTTGATAGGAGAATATCTACTATAGGCTCTCTCCCATCTACCGCGTCTCCGTATTTTAGCGGAAGAACCTATAATGTTACCGTTGCGGGTACATTCACATTGCCCACTCCAATTCCGGGAATTAGATTGAGAGTAATGAAAAGCACAGCGACGGCACTGACAGTATCTACCACATCCGGCTCGAATATTCTTGTCGGTGCCAGTTCGGCAAGAACCTCTGCCGTTGCGACAGCCGCCGAGATTGGGCCAGCAATTGAGTTTGTTGCTTTTAGCTCTGCATCATGGGTGGCGCAAGTCCTGTCAGGGTCTTGGTCATTCAGCTAGTCAACCCCCTGTTACTGGCAGGTCTTTTAGAAATACATCACCAAGTCCGACTGATTTTAAATAGTCGGACCTGCGTGATGCTATGTCTTTCATAACAGAGATCAAGAACGTTGCCGTCATGTGGTTCGCGTCAGTAATGAATGGGACTCCGCTCGCATCATACGGACAAGAACCTAAGATAGAGCAGACAAGCTCTTTTACGTCGATGTATGTATATGGGGCTCTCATTCTCGAAGAGTATTTCCCATATGGTTCGCTGCCATCATAGGTTGCGGCATCTATACAGGATTTTGCTGAATTTTTCGATATGAACATTGTGGATAGGCAAGATTGCTTTTTATCTACATCAAGTTGGAAGTAGTTACCAAATACGTATAGGTCGGCTCCAGTTTCATTCTTTAGCTTCTTATACAGATCAAACCTGTACATGTTGTATCTGTAGGAGAAAGGTCTGTGTGAAACGATGAATATCTTCTCTGTAGAGTCTAGCAGCTTTCTATCGCTAGTAACTTTTGAGAATGTTTCGCAGTTCTCTGTGTATCGAGATTCTGTCGGGGATGCTTTCAGGGATTTGGAAATATCACTGAACTTGCACCCTAAATAGCTTACGGAAATTACGCGATAGCGGCTTTTATCTACTTGACTTGAAATCCCTATGGACCAGTTAGTTAGATAGGAGTCGCCAACTATAAGTACAACTGGTTTATCGCTTTGCGGGTCAGTATCTTCTATAAAAAGCTTTCTATTAGCGTTCTCTATTAGCTGAGAATTAATGCTGTAGACGCTATCAAGTCTTTCCGGGAATCCTTCCTTTACATAGCCATACGACGCTACAGATATGAGCGCAACAATAGCAATCGCTGTAGACGCTATAGGTCGCCTACCTAGGGCGCTGGCCCCGTTGCGCACAGGTTTTTCGACTAGCCGGTAACTCAAGATAGAAAGCAAAAGCGTGAAGGAAATCGCAATCGCAGAGTGCTCTGCTGATAGCTCTCCAAAGCTGCGGAGTTTGAAGATTGCCAGTATTGGCTGGTGCCACAAATAAGCGCTATAGCTGATCAGGCCAATCATTACGAATGGCCTAGAACTGAGAATGACTCCAACCAGAGTACGCGGACCGGTGGCAGCAATGATCAGAGCAGTCCCAATCACAGGCAGCGCGGCATTGATGCCTGGGAATGGTGTCTGCTCGTTATAAGCTAGTATGGCGTATACGATCATCGATAGGCCGGATAACGACAGTGCTTGATTAAGCGGCCCTGACGATATCGGCGCCGTTCTGCGTAGCAGGTAGAGCGCGGTTAGTGAGCCGACAAGCAATTCCCAGGCGCGTGCTGGCAGCATATAGAATGACATCATTGGATCAGTAGCCAGATAGTGCTCAGCAAACCACATGCTGGCAGCTACCAAGGCCAAGGTAATGACGGCGAACCATGCGCGCCCTAGTCGCCAGACGGCCATCACCAGCAACGGAAAAACAATGTAGTACTGCTCCTCTACTGCAAGGCTCCATGTGTGAATAAGAGGTTTGAGCGTTGTTGCCGTATCCCAATATCCAGACTCATACCAAAACAGGATGTTGGATGAGAACGTTGCAGTGGCCGCGATGCTTGAGAAATAACTTTTCAGTTCTTCTGGAGGCAAAAACACCCACGCCAACGGCATTGTTGCAAGTATCACCACGAATAGCGCAGGCATAATCCTCTTGGCGCGTCTTTGGTAGAACTTGATTATACTTATACCGCCGCGTTCTTGATCCTTAATAAGAATCGTGGTTAT